CACGTTTGATGACACAGCGGGCGAGCTGACCCAGGATTTGCTCGCGACCAGCGCCGACCGCGAGGCCGGCATGGTCGAGATTGAACCGGCGACGATCGACCTCCTGCTGGATGAGGTAAAGGACGAAGCGCTGCGCGCCACCGTCCTGAAAGGCATGCTCGAGATCGTGCGCGCCGACAGTGTGATCGATTACCGCGAGCGCAGGCTGCTGCGCCGCGCGATGCACGCCTGGGCCGGCTCGGGCGTCGAGGTGGACTACGCGGCCTGACGAAGCCCCGGGCGGCGCCCGCTCATGCATACATTGAAAGACATGCTTGCAACTAAGGCGCCGCCGTTACAAAGCGACACCATTTGAACATATTGCCGGGATAAGCCAGCCATACAATGGAGACCTCACATTGCGCGAGGTCCACCATGTCGAACACCGCCATCCAGGATTACCGGTACACGCTGACGCCGCACGAAATGGACTGGGCCTGGCGGCTCGAGCTGCGGCCGGTGCACGATCCCGAACTCGGCCACTACTACGGCCGCAGCGCGCGTTTCGACACCCACGACCCGTATGCCGGCCAGGACGACATCTTCGTCTTCCACGCTACCCGGGGCATGGCCTACACGGTCCAGAGCGGTAGCTACTTCGATCCGGTGGTCCTGCGCGTGTTCGACGACCACGGCAAGGAAATCGCCAGCGACGACGGCAGCGGCGCCTATGGCTATGACTACGCCGCCTTCGTCGCGCCCTACACCGGCTGGTACTACATCGACGCCGCCTGGAGCCAGGACTACTACGACAGCTACGCCAGCCTGAACATCTACGAAGACCTGGTGCCGGCCTACCTGCCGACCAATGTCATCGTCGGCAGCGCCGGCCACGACATGCTGGTTGGCACACGCTCGGACGACATCGTCGACGGCGGCGCCGGCATCGACACCTTCGTGCTGGAAGGCTATCGCGATGAATACGCCGTCAGCCTCAAGCACGGCACGATCACGGTCACCGACCTGCTGGGCCTGGACGGCGTCGACTCCTTGCGCAACGTCGAGCGGCTGTCTTTCGAGGGCGGCGACTATATTTCTTATGAAACCATGGGATACCCGGCCGAGGCCTACCGCCTATACCAGGCGGCCTTCGACCGCACGCCGGACAAGGTTGGCCTGGGATACTGGATCGGAAAAATGGGGGACGGGGCAAGCCTGCACGCGGTGGCGAATGCCTTTGTCCACTCGCCCGAGTTCGGCAAGCTGGCCGGCGCGGCGGCGAGCCATGCCGACATCGTCACCCTGCTCTATGCGAACGTGCTCGACCGCGCACCGGATACTGCAGGGTTTGCCTACTGGCTCGATGCGCTGGACAGCAAGGCGGCGACGGTGGCCGACATGCTCGTGGGCTTCAGTGAAAGCCCCGAAAACCAGGCGAAGGTGATTGGTTCGCTGCAGGCAGGGTACGAATTCATCGTGGCCTGAGCAGGATGCGCATCGAATGCGCGGTGTGGCCCGCCCTGAGGGAATCGAACCCCCGACCCACAGCTTAGAAGTCAGACGCTCTATTGTCTTCTATGGCAATGGAATCAAGCTCTTGCGCCATGCAGCCTGCGCTATTCATTTACTGATTGTGCTGGCTTAAGTGCTTGATTCGATTGATTGAGGATATTTTGAATAGCGCAGCTTTTATTATCGATTGAGTGATAAGTATGCATTTTGCATGAAAAAGCGCCAGCTAACACATTGCCGAAAATAGTTTACGTTTAGCTATTGAAGTTGCTTTTCTAAGCACTATATTCCACACGTAATGATGAGCAAGAATTCCTCTGGCTCCAGTACTTGTAGGGACTCAACCATGGCTGACCATCGTCTTTCCCCGCTCAAGAAGAGCGACCTCCAATACCGATACAGCGCGGGCGCTGCAGGCGGGGACAACCCCGCACTTCGCGCCCATCCGGACAGTGATCTCCTCAACCGCGATGAATGGTACGAAGTCCTGTACTTCGTGAACAAGTTCGCGAATGAGCTTTGCGAGAGTAATGCACTGAGTGCGAAGCATGCCGAACGCTTGATCAAAGACTACTTGCCATCGAACACCCGTGGTCAAGCGAATGTCCGGCAATGGCTGATCGACAACTGGAAGACGTTTGGAGACGCACCGATTAAAAGCTAGTCGGGTTGAACGGGCCTGCGACAACAGGATTGTGATTCCTGTTGTCGTGGGTTCGAGCCCCATCAGCCACCCCAAAAATTCTTTCAGATTCAAGCGGTTATGCGAATTTGAATTTTTCGGATAGTGAAATTTCCAACGAATTTTGGAATTTTCCAACGGTCTGAAACGAAGAAGCCACCCTCGCGGTGGCTTTTTTTGCGTTCGGCCGGACTGCGCTTGCGCCTATAGTTTGGGCTGCTCACGCACCACCGGCTCGTCATCCAGTTCGCGTATCAGGCCTTCACGCATGATCGACGCAGTAGACGACTGCGGGTTAAGCCGCAGGTAGTCGTGCGACCTGAGCACCACCGTGCGCAGCCGGAACACCTCCCACAGCAGCGCACGCCCCTCTGGCGTATCACGCAGCTTTTCTTGGATTGCCGTCAGGTCGGCGCGGGTGAGAGGCTCGCGTCCCGATCGCTTAATACTGTTCATTTATACAGTATAGCAAGACCAGAACTTGATCTGGCTCAAACTCGCGTTGCGTCCAGCCGGTAAGATTTTTCCATGGATAAACGAACTGATCGATTGACGGCAGTACAGGTCGACCTCGCTGTGAACATCGCGGGTGTATTCGGTATGGCGGCCGGCGTCCTCTCACTGCATACCTGCCTCGTGCCGCTGCCGGTCATTCAGCGAGTGATGATTCAGGGAAGCCCTCGGCGAGGAATAACGTCGGCTGAGCCATCTTACGAGCAACAACCACCAGGCGGGTAGTAGGGGCCACCAGCCTCATGGCGGAAAAAAGAGGCTCGTATTCGCGCTGATCGACGGCAGCGCTAGAGACGGCAACAGCATCAAATACGACGGCGTGGATGGCTGCGATAGCTTTGGCTGGCGTTTCTACCAACACGAACGTCCAAGATTCGTGGGAGAGCTCCCGCATGGAGCCTGGGCTTGTAAGCAAAGGGTCAACAACAAGAGCGACTGGCATGCGGCAACCTTCGGGTCCAATTTGGATAGCCCCATTGTATGCGCACGGTCGTTCGAAAAATCGACAATGAACCGCTAGAGATCAAAGATAGCGGTTCACTTCGGCCAGGCCTGAACCGCCTTGGCGTGACGCGCCGCGCACTCGGCATATTGCTGCAGAAGCTCGATCGCCCAAGCCTGCCACGCGTCGAAGCCAACAACTGTTAAGTAACTGACCCATTAACTGAGCGATCTTGCGGTTGCCTTCTCGACAACAGCCATACTATGATCATAGTGCGAGCATCTACCTCTGACTTTTTAGGTGACTATGATGAAGAAAATAATGAATGAGCAATTCGTCTCTTTTTTGTTTTGCTGCGCAATCGGGTTAATTTTCCTTCCACTGACACAGGCTTCGCACGCCGCACAGACTAATAGTCCTACGATTGAAATCCCGGATGGTTGGACGAACGAAAAAACGACAGGCTTTAGGCTTGAAGCCACGGAAAAATTCAGCGCCCAAGGAAAAACCGAGGTTTTATGTAATGGCCGAGTCAGCGCGACGAGAGAGGAATACACAAATCCTAACAATGATTACACGGTCGCTCGACGTGTAACTCTGACCGGAATCGATGCGGTGCGAATCCGGCTAACCCTAATGCACCCCATCAACTTCCCAAATATGACAAGGGTGGCTAGATGGGAATATAGCGGTATATGGCGAGACGTAGGGCTCACAAAAGGTGCCTCACAATCAATCGACAACCCTAACTATCAGGTCGGCTGGAATCTGGGATACCGTTGCCTGTAGGCTGCATAACTGTTAGCCAATCATTTCGGCCAAGCCTGAACCGTCTTCGCGTGGCGGATCGCGCACACCGCATATTGAGCAATAAGCCCGTTGCCCCATTCCTGCCAGTCGTCATAGTCCGGCGCGGTAGGGCGCTCGATCGGTGGGCACAGGGTCGCTAGCTCGCTATCGAGGGATGCTTTTGTTGGCGGCATCGATTGCGGCGTCGAGGTTGCGCACGCGGACAGGGTCAGGACGGCAATCAGGAGGCAGAGGCTTCGCATTGCGCAGCTCCTTGGTGAGCGCCGTCATGCGCGGCGCCAGGGTGGATTGGATGGCGGCGAACTCGGCCGCCGCGGTGCGGATCGTCTTTGCATCGGCCTGGACGTCGGCCAGCGCCTGCTCGGACAGGCCGGCGCGGTATTCGGCATGCGCACGTCGCAGGTCGGCGATCTCGGCGTCGTGGCGCCAGCCGTTGGCGAACCAGCCGCCGGCGCCGGCCAGCAGCAGGCCTACCAGCACCAGGATGACGACCGCCAGCGTTCGGTATGGCGCCGGGATCATGGAATCGCCTTCATGGCCTGGTCGGTCAGCGCGCGCCGCTCGATGTAGCCGATGGCGTCGCCGATCCGCTCCGTCTTACGGCCGATGTTGATGCAGTCGGATACGCCGTCGACATCGCCAAGGTCGGCCCAGCGATTCAAGTTGTTGACGTGCCAGAACCAACCGGCGCCCAAGGCGGCGCCCATGTCTGTCGACAGCCAGCCGCCGATCGTTTCGCGCGACAGGCCGAAGAAGTCTGCGACCGCGTTGTGGTTCGTGGTGCCGGTGATTTGCATCCAGCCGGCGCCACGCGTGCGCCAGCCATCACCGCTCTCGGGCCCGCGGTTCCCCATGCGGTTCGCGTAGGCGATGGTGGCGATCGCTACCTGGTCAGCGGGATGCGCCGTAGTCCGGCCGTAGCGCTCGGCCTGTGCCGGCGTGAAGCGCGTCAACGTCCCGGTGTTGAACGTCGACAGGATGGCGGACGGCGTGTAGTTCAAGTTCTCGCGCTTGCGCGTGAAGCCGCCGCTCTCGTGCGCCACCTGGGCCAGGAAGTGCGCCAGGCGGCGGCGGGTAGTGACCCCGAAGCGCTCGAGCGCCGGCTGCAGCGCCGCGGCGACGGCGGCCGCATTGGTGCCGCACTGCGGCGCCACGCGGCGGATGGTCTCAGCCGTGACGATCATGGCTGGCCCCGAACGTCGCGCACCACGTCGGCGAGCGTCGCAGTCCGCTTCGCCTCGATGTAGTTGAACAGCCAGCGCACGATGGCCCAGCCTGGCAGCCCGCAGGCGAACACGAGGCCCAGCATTGCGACCAGGCCGATGGGAGTGTGCGCCCAAGCGTCGAGACCGTAGTGCTGGATCACGGCCGCACCGCCGCCGATCGAGAACACGACGGTCGAGATGAGGCCCACGGCCCATTCGCGCGGGCTACGGGGCGTCATGGCGCACATCACGACCACCGACGCCAAGCCGGCGCCGATCGCGGCGATGCCGACCAAGCCGCCCAGCAGCTTCCAGCCGAAAGCCCCGGCGGCGGCGCCGGAAATTGGTTCACTCATTGGGGATGCCTTCATGGTGTGGGTGCTGCAGGAAAAGAAAAACCCGCCGAAGCGGGTTTGGTCAGGAGGGTGAGCGCGCTAGCCAGCGTACCGGGCGAGTATCGCCAGGGGTCCGGGATGCCGAGCGCGGCGGCCACGGCCTCGGAGCAGAACCAGCGGCTTTGCAACTGCGGCACCGGCGCCAGGACGAACTGCAGGTTGCCCAGCAGGTCGTACTTGGCGCCGCGGTGCGCGCGGAACCAGGCCTCGGCGGCCTGCTCGAGCTCTGGCGGCAGGTCGACCAAGATCCAGTTCTTCGTGTCGAAGTCGATCAGCTTGTTGCGCACGCCGCCGTCGGCGAACGAGGCCGACCAGGCGCGACCGGTCGACAGCACGAGCTCGACGTGGGAAAAGTCACTGCGTGTCCACCACCGCACCAGGCGGTTGTAGATGCCGGCCAGGCCCGGGCGCGTGCCCTTGTAGAACGCTGCTTTCATATGGTCACCATTGAATGGCCGCGATCTCTTCCGGCGTGCTGGCCTCCGCCAGCGCATCCTTCAGGTCCTGCGAGTGGTTGAAGTTCTCGGCGCCTTGGGCAGTCATCGAGGCGTACATGGCACGGAAGGCGTCGACGTCGACAAGCGGCAGCATTGTCTTGTCGGTCGCCTTCCATCCGCCGGGAAAGCCTTCGGGAAACGCGTCGAACAGTGCGATATGGTGCGCCACGCCATCGAGGTCGGACCGGGACAGGGCATCACAGGCGATCTGCTTTCCGGCGTGCGGGAATGTCGAGGCATTGGCGGCTGCGCGCCACTGATCGATCTCTGCGTTCTTCTTAGCACGCATCGACGAACCGATCTCTGCTTGGCGAAGGTCAATATCAGCGAGCTCTTCAGATGTCGCCTCGCGGTATTGGCCGTCTTCAAGGATTAAGGGGATCATCAAAATACTCCTGGGCCGGTTTGGTTGCGGTAGCCGAATACTTCCAGCTTACCTTTAGTAAAAGTCACGCTGCCGGAAGGGATGAGCTGAAAGCCACTAACACGGCTTAAGATATTGGCCGCAGCTAGTCCTGCGGTACTTTGATAGGTGCCTCCGCCAGCGGTATGTACACCGTCGACAATAGCCATTTTTATAGAGTCAACAGCGTTGACGTTGAGAAGATCGATTGATAGGCCAGGCGAAGGCGGGCTTGCTGCAGCGGTCGACGACAGCAACCCCATCGCATTCGTTGCTATAGGAACTTGGGTCGAGTGCGGAACGGGTTGCTGTGAATAGACTGTACTCGACACGAAGGCCCCGGCAACCGCCAGCCGCATGTGGACGTTGGTTGCGCCTGAGCTTTGGAACTCCGACAGCCTGATCAGGTAATGGTCGTAGTCGCTGGTGAACAGATTGGGATAGCTGATGACGGCCAGCGGCCCGACTAAGGCTTCCGAAACCAAGCAAGTGAGCGCACCGCCCAAGGGCAGGTCCCCCTTATCGCCGTTGCGCTCGATATAGACCATGAGCGCGTCCCCGTTTGCGAACGGGCTCGCGGTACTGCCCGCTCGATGCACGACCGTCATATTGCGGTAGCCGGCGCCGGTGCCCACTGCGGTGACATCGAACAGCAGCCATTTGGATGGGTCGGCCGATTTGACGATTCGTACCGCGCCCTTGACGGCACTGGTTACCGACTGCAGCGTATCGAACAGAGCACTCAGGCTCGCTCCACCCATCGTGAGCACGTCGATTCGGAGCGCGGTCGCAGCATTCTGCGTGGCACTCGACAGACGAAGCTCTCCGGGGCCGGGGTCGGCGTCCACAGTTGCGCTGTCGAACACAAACGGGAACGCGTAAGCGCCCCCGGCGAGAGCCGCATTGAAATCGCCAATTCCAGCGTTGAATTCCTCGGCCACGCGTGGCATTTCGGTGAGGAAGAACTGGTCAAGGTCGCTCTTGAACGTCGGTGCCGTGCGATCAAGCGGGGTGATGGGGGTCATCGCCATTTAGAGTCCTTCAATCTCGATATTGAGCAGGTGATACCGTTCGTAGTCGACGGTGATCCCGAAGTCTTTGTAAAACCCATAAGTAATCAAGGGCTCGAACCCGATCCGGTCGGTTCCGATGTAGATGCAAGCTGTCGCACGCAGCGCGGCGAGCTTGCGGTAAATCTTGTTGAGGTCCCGGGCTTCGGTGAGCACCTGCATGCTGCTGTTCTTGCTCCAGGTCCGCTCAAGGATGTCGAAGTTGCCGTAAGTGTCGCGATCTTTCTTGCTGAAGTCGCTGATTCCGACCGATGCCCCTTTCTTGGTCATGCCGACGTCTACGACCTGGCCAACCTGGAGCACGCCGATCTCTACACCGGATGTCCCGGTCAGCTCGATCGTCAGCTCGCCACTGAGGAAGTGCTGCGGCAGATCGATCATTACCGCGTCGGTAAGCTGCTCGTAATCCGAGAAAAACCAGTCGTAGACGCTCTCGATTACTGTCCCGTCAAGGGCGATTGTCTTGCTGTAGACGACCGGTCCACCTGGAGAGTCGGTGAGCGACGCCTTCAACTGCCGTCCCGTCAACTCCAGCGCGCCAAGGCCGGATACACCGCCGGCGCGCAGAACCACCACCAGCGGCCCCGCAGAACTGGTGACCGTCCCGACCTTCCGGTCGAACATCGCCCACCGGTTGGTGGGTCCGATATCGAACCAGTTGTCCGGGTCGCTTTCCGGGGTCTTCGCGGTAGTTCCGGCCACCTTTCGCTCATACTTGCGATGGGTGGTGGCCCGAATCACGACATCCTTCACCGCATAGGCTTTTGTCGCGACCCAGGCCTCCTCGCCGACGTCCGGCTCCGGCACCGAGCTGCTCACCAGCATCGCGTCGGTAATGACGGTCGGCTTGATGATTTTCATACCGCTCATTAACCCTCCTGTGCTGTGACCAAAGCATCGTTACGAATGACCCGCCCCAGCAGGCGCCCCGATTTCTCGGTGTGCGTCGCCACGGCGCGCGTCTCGGCGCGCAGGCCTTCGACCTCGCGCGTCAGGCGCTCCACCGCCGCCGTCAGCACTTCGTTGTTTCGCTCTGGGCTGGCCAGGCGGCGCATCAGCTCGCGGTTGTCAGCCGCTGGGATGATGCGTTCGCCCTGGTGGACCATTGCAGGCATGTCGACCGGGATGTAGTTCGTGCCGACAGCGAAGCCGCGAAGCTTCTTCTCGTCGCTGTTCTCGAACGTGTCCTTGATCGCACCCAGGCTGACGCCCTTGTTGACCTGGCCGAGCCAGTAGTCCAGTCCGGCCGCGTCGGCCGATCGGCCGAACACTTCCTTGTAGAGTTTCTGGAGCTGCGCCTCGGGCGAGTTCTTGATCGAGTCGACGATTGCACCGGTTGAAGTGCCGCCGGCCGCGACGTTCTTCCAGTAGTCGAGGCCCGCAGCATCCGGCACCCGGCCCAGCGATTCGCGGTAGGCGTCGTTGATCGCCATCCCGGCCGAGTTGACCGGGTTGGCCGCTGCTGCACCCATGGCGGCGTGCAGGGCCAGGATCGCTTGCTCGATCGACAGGCCAACGGTGTTGAGGCCCTTCAAGATGTCGATCTGCTCCTGCTCCACCTCGAGCATCAGGTCGAACTGCTTGACCTGGTCTTCGAGCGCCTTCAGGCTGCGCTCCTCGGCCGACAAGCTCTTGTCGGTGAGCTTGGCCAGATCCTCGATGCCGCCACGGCTTGCGTAAAAGTCGCGCAGGTAATCTTGCTGTGTGGCGAACAGGTCCTTGGAATCCTTGCCGAGCACCGACAACGCGCCCTTCAAGTCGTCCGCGGACGGCAGCTTGCCGCTCGCTATCGCGATCGCTAGTGCAGCCTGGATTTGGGCCTGCGCGGCCTGCCGGTCGGCTTTCGACGGCTCCGACACGGTCATGCTGTCCAGGGTGCTGCGCAGCGACTGCGACAACGCCTCAATCTTCTTGATCGATTCCGTGCGTACGGTGATCTCTTCCTGCAGCGCCTTCTTCTGACGCTCGACCATTTTTTGCAGCTGCGCATACGCGCCGTCGACACCACTCATCAGGCTTGCTGCATCGGCCTTCACCTGGGCCGCTGCCTGCAGCTCCCACAATTGCTGGGTAGCCCCGCGCAGCGCCGGGTCCAGCGCCGCAAGTGCATTGGCATGCTGCTGCGCGAGCACTGCGGCGGCACCGGCCTTGTCGCCCGTCAGCTCGAAAATCTGAGCCTGGATGCCCAGCAATGCATTGGAGGTATCGAGAGCCGCCGCCTCATCCTGCAAGGCATAGGCACGCAGCTGCAGCGCACGGAGCGACGGGTCGAGCGCGACCAGTTCAGCCTTGCGACTGGCCGCCAGCGCGCCGGACTTGTCGCCCAGCAGTTCCATCACCTCGATTTCCAGCTCGCGCCGCTTCTCCAGCATGCTGGCGTCGACGTCGGCGATCTGCTTGAACGCCGGAGCGATCTGGATCAGCGTTGCGTAGGCGCGCGCGCCGGCCTCGGTCGTCAGGTCCAGGCCGGTGACCACGCTGCGGAACTGCTGCAGCGAGTCTTCGGCGCCGGTTTTGATGCCGAACTGGTCCAGCGTGGACGAGATCCGCGCGCGCAGGGAGTTGGCCCGCTCCTGGTCGGTGTAGAAGTCCGACAGGAACTGGTCTGCGCTCGAGGTGAATTCGTCCAGGCCGCCGACCAGGTCGATCAGCCGCTCGCGCGCGCCGACCGACGCCAGGCCCAGCGAGCCGAACGTCATCCCCAGTGAATCCGTGACCACCGCCACCGCCTGGTAGTTGGTGGCCACCCGGGTGAGGGTTTCGAGGTAGCCCTCGCCCACCTTCTGGAACTGCTGAAGGCCATCGACGCCGAAGCTGGCCAGCTCGTCGCCGACCTTCGAGAAGACGGCCGACAGCTCTTTCTCGATCTCGTCGTCGGACAGCCCTTTCAGGCTGACCATGCCGATATCCACCACGAAGCTATTCAGCTGCGCAGCGAAGCCGTCGGCGCCCAGGCCCAGCATCGTGCCCGCTTCGAGCACGGTGTCGTACAGCGACATCAGGACGCTGGCGATCTGGCGATTGCCTTCCTCGCCCAGGCCTTCGGTCTTCGTGCTGTACTTGTCCTTCCCGAACCAGCCGCCATCCTTCTTGATGTCGGCAAACTGCATCGCGTTCAGACCGCCACCCATGATGCTGGCGAAGCTGGCCGGGTCGATGGTCAGCCCAGTGTCTTCAACCGTAGTCTTGCCGCCGAAAATCTTCCCCAGGACCGAGCCGGTAATTTTCCCCAGCCAGCCTCCGGTGAGCTTGTCGATGGCAAGCCCCCAGAAGCCGCCCGTCGCAAACATGCCGAGAGTCGACCGCCCGAATTCATCCGCGCTGCCGCGCGTGGCCATGTCCTTGCCGAAATCCCCGGTCACGCCAGTGGTGCGCACCAGCAGCGAGGCGAATTGCCCGATGCCGGCCTCGATGTTGCGCAAAGAGGTCAGCATGCCGTTGCTGATGCCCAGGCCCTGCAGGGTCGCGCCCTCGATTGCGTCAAGCGAGCGCGCGATCGATTCGGACTTCGCGTCCGAGCCGAGCACGGTGCCGGTGCCCTGCGCCTCCTGGCGCTGTTGCGACAGCGGCACACCGCCGCCCGATACGCCGCCGATGGCAACGCCCAGGCCGGCCACGATCGCGGCCATGGCGGCCATGCGGCCAAATGCCGTGTACGGGTCGCCGCTGCCCTGGCTCAGCACGGCCGAAATACCCTTCGGCACCAGCTCGGCCAGCGTCATAGCCAGCTCGGCAGCGTGGAATACCTGTGATGCGGTCTGCAGGGCCTTGTAGCCGCGACTCTGCTCGCCGAAGAAGCCCGCAGCGGCGCCGGTCATCGCGCCGTAGCCGGCCAGCTGGTTCTGGGTACCGCGCTTACTCAGCGCCTCGACATCGGCCAGGTACTCGACTTCGGTCTTTTTGCCTTCCAGGTAAAGTAGCGCCGCGTTGCCGCGGTTCTTGTCGATTTCAGCCTGTCGCTGCGAGAAGCCCGAAAGCGAGGCGGTCAGCTTGCTGATCGAATCTCCGGCGCCGCCGAACGCTTCGCGCAGTGCATCACCGAACGATTGCGCGCGCGCCGGGTCGAGGAAGTCGGTCAGTTCTTCGGCCGCCTTCTTCGCCGCATCGACGCCCGCCATCTGCGCGACGGCGCCGGCATTGCGCTTCTTCGCCTCGATAAGCTTCTCCAGCGTTTCGATCTCGGTCAGCGTCAAGCCCAGCGTCAAGCGCTGTGCCAGTTGCTCCTCCAGCCGGGCCAGTTCAAACGCCTCGACCGCAGATTTCGTCATACCGTAGGTGCGAGCCAACTCCTCGTTGCGAGTGGCTTCGTCCTGAGCATCCTGCACTCGCTTGGCGTACACGCCGCTGGTCGCCTCCAGGCCCTTGGAATACCCATCCTGGAAGTCGCTCAATTCCTTGAGCGCCCGGAGACGTTCCTCCGCGGCTTGCTTGGCGAACGGCTGCTGCTTGATGTACGCCTCGACGGTGGCCACGTAATCCGCCATCGACTGCTCGCCGGCGGCGTAGCCGCCAGCCAGCTTTTGCAGGTTCTCCACGTAGTCGGCATCGACGCCCAGGCTCTTGCCGCTGATACGGTCGATCAGGGCAGCGTATTCCTTCGCCGCCTTCGCTTGGTCGGCGAGCGCCTTGGTGGCTGCCGGATCCGCGAACTTTGCGCGAACCAACTTCTCCATCTCAGGCGGGATGGTGCCAAACTGCTTTTTCAGGTCGTCGAGTTCCGCGGCCAGGCGCTGGGCTGACGTCCCGTTCTTCGCATACCAATCGTCCAGGCGCTCGCCGCGGGTGCGCGCCGCCGCGACAGCAACCTCGCCCTGCAGCGCTTTCACGCGGCCGAGCGCCGCCTCGTACTTGCCCGACAGCTCCACTTCCTCGAGCTGGAGCATCATGCGCGAGCGGGCGTCGTTGCCGGCCGCCGCCTGGGCTGATTTGTTCGCATCGAGCGCCGCTTTCGCGCGCGCCAACCCGTCCTTGTCGACCTCGCTGATGCCGTCCAGCTCCTTGATGCGCGGCTCGGTCGCGGCGAGGGCGTTGCGCTCGCGCAGCTTCGCGATCTGCTCGTCAAGGCGCGCGATCATGTCTGCCGTCGTTTCCTCGGTCGACTCGGCGGCTTTGTCGTTTGCCTTCTCGGCCTCGTTGCCCCATACGGCCCAAGCCGTTGCGGCCAGGCCGAGCACGGTGATGACGGCGCCAACCGGTCCGCCGACCAGCGCCAGCGCGCCGCGCGCGGCCGTGATCGAAACGGAGGCGGCACGAGCGGCCGCCGCCTGCGCAGTCAACGCGGTGGTATGCGCCGCTGCAGCAGCTGCTGCGCGGGCCTGGGCCGGGATCAGGCCATTCGTCGCGATTGCGAGCGCTGCATTGCCCTCTGCCGCCAGCACCGCGGCGCGTAGCTCGTTGACGCGCGCGGTCGCCGTCGCCGATGCCGCAGCCGCAGCCGCAACGTTCGTGTTGGCGGTCGCTAGATTAGCCGCAGCCAGCGCGCGGCTCGCTGCGACGTTCTCGTAGGCCTTCGTCGCTGCCAAGCCAAACATCGAGCCCAGCTTGGCCACCGCCGCGGTCGCGACAACTCCGCCGACCAGCACGAGGTTATCGGCCAGCAGGCCGATGCTGGCCGACAGCAGACTAACCGCGCCATTCGATTGCGCGGTCGACCCAACCATCTCCATCAGGTTATTCTTCAGCACAGTGACGGCGCCGCCGATTGACTCGACCGACTTTGCCTCGGTGCGCAGCGTCGCCAGCGCCCGCGGGAGCGCGCTCGCCAGGACCTCGGTGGTCAGGGCGCCCTGCTCGGCCATCGCACGAAGTGCGCCAACCGGCACGCCGATACCGTCGGCCAGCGCCTGCATCAGGCGTGGCGATGCCTCGTTCACGGCGTTGAACTCTTCGCCTCGTAGCACCCCCATGCCGAACGCCTGCGTCAGCTGGTAGATTGCCGAGGCTGACGCTTGAGCACTCGCGTTCGATACTTTCAGGCCCAGGCTGACAACTTCGGTGATGTCGGCCACCTGCCTCTGCGCAATACCGAGGTCTCGCGTACCCTTGGTAATGCTGGCATAGAGCGCACCGGTGGCCGATAGGTCAGACTGAGCAGTAGCGGCGATCCGGCGAGTGGCCGCTTGGGCGTTCGCAAATTCACTCTGGCCAGAGGTCGCAAGCTTAAGCTGGCCCACGTAGGCGCCATACTCATCGGAGAGCTGTGCAATCGCGGCGACAGTTGCGCCCGATGCAACGCTTGCCAGGACAGCGCTAAAGCCGCTCATTGACGAGCCAGCGTTGCCCGCAGCCTCTTCCGCGGCCTGCAGCTGCTCAATCAGAGGACGAGCTGCATCTGCCACGCCCAGCTCTTCTGCCCGCAGGGCGGCCAATTGCGAAGCGGTCTTGCCGATTCCATCGGCCTGCGAACGCAGGCCCGCAAGGAAGTTGTTACCGGCGTCGAGTTGTCGCTGAGCTGCCGCGGCCTGTGCCGTTTTCCGGGTGACCGCGTCCAACTGGTCCAGATATGGCCGCAACGTGGCGATATTCAGGCCGCGCGAGTTGGCCAGCGCCTCGTAGTATGCGGCACTGCCTTTCGCGCCTGCATTCATAGTTGCAGTTGCACGCTGGATCGACTCGGCCATGCTCTTGGTCGCCCGGTCGACCTGTCCGGCAGCCGCGCCGGCACCATCACCCACGTTGCGCAGGCCGGGGCCTGAACCGAGGGTATCGAGCGATTTTCCGGTCTTTTGCGCGGTGGCACCCAGGTTTTCGAGGTTCTTGCCAGTGCGCGCGGTAGAAGCGTCGATGCGACGGTTGCCCTCCTCGACGCCGGTGGCGTCGACGTTGACCTTGATGACTGCTTCGTTGGTAATCGTGCTCATGCGCCGCCCATAAAAAAGCCGCCCGGCGGCGGCACAACGTCTATTCCTTCGTCCGCATCGCTTCGAGCGCTGCGTCTTCCATTACCTGCAGGTCTTCGTCCAGCTGGTTGTATTCCTCCGGGGTCAGGTGCATCCGATCCATTCGATGGAAGGCGATCGCGAAGTCGAGCCCGAGCGGGCCGCCCATCGGCGCGATCCGCCACTGCCTGCGCAGACTGTGGAACAGGCGGTAGGCCCGGTAGTTCTCGGGCCAGATTTCGATGGGCTCCGCCGCCAAGTCCTCTAGGGTCAGGCCCGCCACCGCCAGATCGGCTTCGGAAGGCTCCGGCTCGTAGAGGGCCGAGGCGACGGCCTTTAGTTTTTTGCGCGTGCGCCGGTCAGCTCGGCAATGAACTTGTCCAGAACGGCGCGGGCCGCACCGATGTATTTCTGAACCATCTTCTCAACAGCTGCCTTGCCGAACTGGTCGTCCAGATCCCAGCCGCGGCTGATGTCCATCAGCGCATCGACGTCCTCGGCACCTTCCAGGTTCTTGATGAATTCCTTGAACTTGTCGCGCTCCATCCACGCGAACACCCATTCCACTTCGGCGATCTTGCCGCCCGGGACCGGGATCTCGACTTTCGCCTTGAAGGTTGCCTCGTCGGCCAGGGAGAGTTTTGCTTTTGCCATGATTGTTTTCTTTCAGGTGGGGGTAATGCAGAAAAATGACCGCGAGGGGCGACCCCGCGGCGGAAAGGCCAGCGCCGACCGTTCGGCGCTGGCTGGCAACACGGTTACGCGGCGTAGCGGTTGACGCGGCTGCGCAGGGCGACGCCGCACTTAACGACCATGCCCTGGCCTTTGACCAGCGACGGGCTCGGGTTGAAGCCCAGCACGCCGTTGTAGAGCAGCGGCGCGCCCGACGGCAGCACCACACGGATAGCGGTAACTGCCTGCGAGTCGGTCGCGGCCTGGAGCACGGCGTTGTGCGGCAGGGCCGGATCGTCGGCGATGCTCATCGCGATCGAGGAGGCCGAAAAGCCGTTGAACATCTGGATTTCGTCTTCGACGTCCAGGAATTCTTCGGTGTTGTACTTGGGGTCGCCGCCGGACACGGTGAATTCCTTCATGAACGGCAAGACGGTCCAGTCCATCACCTTACGCAGCGAGCCTGCACCGTTACCGGCTGGGAAAGCCTTGGTCGAGGTGGTGTCGAAGCCTTCCAGGGTGACGCTGGTCGAGGCGGCAGCCTTCACGCGGAACATGCGCAGATTCGCCTTCACCCAGCCACCGCTGGTGAATTCGACGATGTCGCCTACCGCGAGGGTATTCGCAGCGGTGGTCAGCACGCATTCGGTCGCGTTACTGGCGGCGGAGACCGCGATCGCCGCGGCATAGGTTTTAGCGACCGAGAAGGTGCTGTTATTGGGGACGGATACAGCCATGGTGAGGGCCTTTCAAAAGTAAAAAAGCCCGGAATCCGGGCCATTGCGCGCCCTCGCGGGCATAAAAAAAGCCGCCCGGATTTCTCGGGGCAGCTTGGGAAGGAGGCGTTACTGGGTCAGCAGTACAAGTTGAAGTCCTGCATGAACCCGCGGAGGTCGGTATCTTCATCGTAGGTAGCAGCACGCTCCGTCAGCACCTCAACCTGCAGGTATGTCGCGGAGCGCAGCGCATCTTCGGCGAGCATTCCGAGATCGGATGCTTCTGCACGGCGAGCGGCCCAGACGTTGACTTGAAACCGGCGATACCGCTTTTCAGCACGATCTCCGCTCAGGTATTCATCGGGAGTGCCGCCAACCAGCTGGTAGGTGATGAACGGCCGCCCAGTGCCTGGTGGCGCCAAGTCTGGAAAGACACGGCCGCCGGCCAGGTGCTGCAGCACGGCGTCGATATGGTCTTCGGGGGTCATTTCGCGTTCCTTGCAATCTGCTCAGCGAGGGTGCGCGTCATAACGTCAACGGCCTCCTGCTTCTTGCTTTCGTAGGCCGGCCGCATGAACGGGTACGCTGGCGCAGTGGCTGTGCCGTACTCCAACTCGGCGACCTTCCGGTGCGCCTTCCAGCCGACCGTGCGGCCGGTCTTGCTCACCTTTTTATTTCGCGGGACGAACTTGTGGCCGAACTCAACGAACCGCCAGTAGAACGCGCCCGGACTGCTCGCCGTGCCGTTCCGGACGGTGATCGTGTAGGCCTGCCGTCGGCCGCCGTCGGAGTCTTCCTCGAGGCGCTTGACGATGATGTTGTCGAACAACATGCCGGTCTTGTAGTGCTTGAGTGAGTTTTGCTTCGCCTGATCCCGGAAGATCTCGGCACCAGCAAAGCCCACCGTGCGGAGCGTGGATTCACCCAGCGCCTCCGTTATGGTGTTTTTCGTTGCCGTCATTGCGGCCTCGAATGCCGAGGTATCGAACTCGATCACGACACCCCCTCGCACACCAGGAACATGAACTGGCTATCCTTCGTGTCCGGCAGCGCCGACTTGATGTCGTACGCCTTGCCCTTAAACAGCACGCGGCAGCCGGTGTCGATATCGCGGCGTGCGCGGATCTTGATCGAGCACTTGACGATCGAGACCTCTGCGCCGGCGCGCACCACCTCGATCCCAGATGGGAACAGCACCTTCGCCCAGACCTCAGCGATCTTGACCCAGGCGTCGGGCGCGCGCAGCTTGCCAGCGCCAGGCCCGGGCCGCACCAGGGTGATTCGGTCGTTCATCATCCGTACACCACTTCTGGCCAGAGCAACCGTTTCACGTGCTCGTTCTTCGCCTGGCCGCCGGACTGGAAGTGCTCGGACAGGCGCGCCAGGATGAAGCCGGAGATCGAATCCGGTACCGAGGTGTGATCCGGGCCGTAGCCGCAGCGGATTTGCACCTCGATGGCGTTGATGCGCGCCGCAGTCGCTGGCCAGGCCTTGCCCGGCGCCGGCACGATGAAACCTGGCTCGCTCTGGTCGTCGATCTGGTAGTCCTCCGGGTCGAGCGTCCGCTGCACGCCGGCGGCGTCGTAGAACTTCACGTGCACCACCTGCAGCAGCGGCGGCCGGCGAAGTTCGATCGCGCCGTTGAAGCGGTCCAGCGTCAGGCGCCAAGCCTGCTCCATGATGGCGCGGTTGGTTTCTCCTTCCGCCTCGGTGGTGTAGGTGCGGATCGCGCGCTGGATCTCGCCGTCCAGCGGCGAGGTGCCGTCTTCGTCGACGTCCACCCGCGCGGCGGTGCGCGCCTCGGTCATCGACACGGCCAGCCCGGTGGGCGGCGTGATCAGTTTCCAGCTCATCGGATGGTTTCCTGTATTGCTGGCGGCCGGTGGCCACCTGTTTGTTGCGGCCGCGCGGTGACCGCCACGCGCTGCGGCGCATAACCGGCGCCGGCCGGCGCGCGGGCATATTCGATCTGGGAGCTGTAGCGCAGCTGCACAGTGCCGCCGGCCGCAACCAGGCGCGCGGGTTGCACGTGCACCCGGCGTGCGGCGCGGATGCCGGTCTGCCCTGCCGCCAGCACCAGCGGCGCGGGCGAGACAGCAAGACGACGACCAACCAAGGCGCGCGCGGCGCCAGCAGCGATCTCCAGCTGGGCCGGCGCAACGGATATGCGGCGCGTGACGCGCATCCCGACCTGACCGGCGCCCAGTTGCATCGCTGCGGCATCGACCGTCAGCGTGTATTCGCCAGGCTTCAGCGCAGGTGCGTACTGCATCACGACCTGGCCACCGGTCAGCACCAGCGGCGCCGGCGCAACCGGCAGACGCCGGCCAGCGCGAAGCGCCAGGCCCTGCCCGCCCAGAACCAGCGCCGCCGGCTGCACACCGAGACGGCGCGCGGCAAGCATCCGAGCGGGCCCGGCGCCGACAGTGAGGACTGCTGATTGCACGACCAGGCGCCGCGCCGCGCACATGGCCACCTGGCCGCCGGCGACAGCCGACGCCGAGGATTGCACGCGCACGCGGCGCGACACCCTCATGCCGACCTGGCCAGAGCCGAGCGCCAACTGCGCGGGAGCGACTCGCAGCACGCGGCTGACGGCGGCCGGCACGAAGTCGTCTTCGTCGTCCGGCTCCGCAAACATCTGCCAGAGGTTGTTCGACAGGGCCCGCGCCGTCTCGCGGCTGACCCCGGTATTGAGCAGCACGCACAGGCCCGCATCCAGGTCCATCGCGCCGCCGCGCAGCGTGTCCTCGTAGACTTCGACCGGCGAGCCGGTGGTGGTGGTAGCGGTCGCGCGCGCGGCTGCGATGACCTCGACGCCGTTCACGCTGACGAAGATGCCGTCGGAGTTCGACGTCAGGACGTAGTGCAGCGGGGTGTCGAGTGGCATTGCCGGTCCGACGGTCTTCACGCTGTTGACGCTGACGCTGTAGTTGCCGCTCTCGCGGCGGAAGTAAATATCGGTCGACGACGACCGGGCGCCCACGCCCGCCCCTTCCGATCCGCGCACCAGGAAGATGCCCGCGAAGGTGAAGTTGCGGCGCGCCGGTACGGCGCCGATCGTCAGGCTGGCAATGACGCTGCCGTTGCCCAGCGAGTCAGCCGCAGAATTGGACCGCAGCGCGTAGCCGAACGGCGTCACCGCCACGCCGGAAATAATGCTGAAGCGAGCTGTTGGCGTCAGGCCGGCCGGGCCCAGGCTGGCATAACCAGATCCGGCCTGGGCCAGCCAGCCGCCGGCGATCAGCGGACGATAGGCCTGCGCCAGCCGCCAGATGCCCTGGGGCTGATAGCGCATCGCCATGTCAGCCCACCACGGCCTGGATGCTCGACTCGGCCATCACCGCATTGGTGGTGTTGCCGTAGGCGATCATTCGCGCGTACATCACGCCACGGGTCATGGTCACCGTGCCGCTGCCACCACCGCTCGCGGCGGTGTTGCTGGACGCGGTGTAGAAGTCAAACCAGTTCGCGCCATCCGGCGAAACCTGCAGCACGATGGTGCAGCCCACGGTCGGTGCGGCCGATCCGTTGGTGATCTTGTAGCCCCACTCGCCGCCGGCGAAGGCTCGTACGTCGACGGCGGTGCCGGCGACCGGTGCCGCCGAGCTGGTACCGGCTGGGACATTGGTCGGCGCCAGGATCGCGACGGCTTGTTTGTTGATCGCCATTATTTCTCGCTTCCGTCTTCGTGAAACAGCGCTTCGGCCACCTGGCGCGCGGTGAGCGGGTCAGGCTGCAGGCCCAGGGCGCACAGCGCGTCGGCTTCCGCCTGGTCGATCGGGCCGTTGACGAACGACTGCAGCGTCGACTGCACCAGCGGCGCGCCGATGCGCAGGCGGCCCTGATCGAGCAGCGGCACCACGTGGCGCATCGCCGGCGCGGCCTTGAGGAAGTCGATCAGATCGTTGCCCGACTCGAACCCGATCGTCTCGATGATCGTGCCGTAGCCGACCTCGCGCTCGTTGCCGCAGCTGCGGCCGGCGGACAGCAGGACGGCCAGGGCCTCGCAGTCCTTGGCCGCCAGCGCTGCGGCGCAGTCCGGTCGCGAGTGCGCCGCCTGGCGCAGCTCTGCTTGTTGTGCTGGGGTCATGGTCAGGCTAGGGTCAGGACGCCGGCGTCGGCATCGAAGTCCAGCGTCAGGGTCTCGCCATCGGCCAGGGTGATGCTCGAGCCGTAGTCGATGTAGCCGACCAGCGGTTTGCCGGCGGCGGTGTCGTTGTAGACCACGGCGAAACGCAGCGGGCCCACGGTTCCTCCGGCGGCCGTGATCACTTCGTCGGTGATCGCCACCTTGGCCACGCCGGCGGCATCGGTCAGGGTGACGCCGTCCAGGACATAACCGCCCGCCGTGTACGCGCCGCCGGTGGTCTGGGTGACGTCGGTCAGCACGGCAGCGGATGCCGCCGGCGCCGCATTGGTCAGCGCGACCTTGAACGTGTCCGAGGCGAACTTGTGCACGCCATTCAGGACCGCCCGGGCGAACCCGGAGAACTTTTGCAGATTTGCCATTTGCGGCCTTCTATTCGTTTCCGAGCAGCTTTGCCAGCTCGATGGTTTTCATTTGCCCGCGGCGCTCGTACTGCACCGTGGTGACGCCGCGCTCGCGAAGCATGGCTAGGGCCGCCCTGTGGGTGGTGCGGTCGATCTTGCCGACGGCGCCGTGCAGGTAGACGACCGTGTCGGACAGGTGGCTGACCGTCATGATTCCCAGGTACGGCCTGCGCGCCTCGTAGCCGCCCGGAGCGTCGTACACGCGGATGGTCGAGACTTCGGGGGTCATATGCAGGTGGGTCATGACGGTTTATCCCGGGTTATTGCTGCTTCGAGCGACCGCGCTTCGGCGCCACTGGAGCCTCTGGGACTTCTGGGGCATCTTCGCCTAGCGCCTCGGGCGCTGGATCGACGGCAGGATCCTCAAGTGCTGGAACCTCTTCGGTAGGCACTTCCGCATCGACAGGGGCAGCTCCGCCAGAATCGATCTCTGCCCAGCGCTCGGCTATCGAGACGGTAACCAGGTCTTGGTCGTCCGTCTCGATGATCGCCCCGGCTACGAAGTGTTCGATGCGGACCCCGCGGTGCGCCCAGCTGAAAGGGATAATTGTCTTAAGCTTCATCTCAACTCCAGATGAACGGCAGGCCGCCGCGCGGCCTGCCGTGGGGTGGATGGATTACGCTGCAGCGATCTTCAGTTTGCGACCTGCTTCCGCCTGACGGACGCCGCCGCCAACACGACGGCGAGCACGGAACACGACCAGGCCATCATCGGCGCCGGTGGTGTAGTCAGCCTGCAGCGACACATTCACGCGATCGACGATGACATACAGCTTCTTGAAGTCAGCGAAGACGATCGGGAAGGCGTTGGCGGCGACGTTGGGCATGTCGGCCATTTCGGCATATGCGCCACCCAAGATGGTGTTCGGCGCGCCATTCGCGATGCCGGGCGCCCACAGGTACTGGTTGCTGGCGTCCTTCAGCTTGCGAACCTGGCCGAGGGTGTTGCGATTCAGGCCCCAGATCGCATTGCGGGCATGTGCCGTCTTCAGATCGTGGAACAGCGAGATCAGGCCATCGGCCGTGAGCTTCGCTGCATCACCGCTCAGGGTGAAGCCGATTCCGGTATTGGTCAGAATGCCTTCCATCTGCGCCGAGCCGCCGGTACCGCTGATCGATTCCTGCCCCTCGCGCACGGCGAACTGCTCCGAAGCGTCCTCGCGCAGCTCGGCGAACAGATCATAGTCTGCGTCTTCCAGCATCTGCTGGGACACTTCGATGCGGGCGAACATCTCTGGAGCGAAGAACTCCAGCATGCCGTACTCGGGGTCCCCGGTATTAGTGCGCTTCGCAGTCTCGCCGACGCGCGATGCGGCGCCGTTGCCGGTCTTCTTCGGCATCTTCAGGCTGCCGACGCCGATCGTGCGGACGGTGGCCAGAGCACGAATCGGAGTGAGCTCGATCACGTTTTTGATGATCTCCTTCTGCATTTCCGGTGGCGCCAGCAGGTAGCCAGCGCTTGCGTCATCGCTCTTGACCAGGGCCGCCGAGCGCTCACGCAGAAGCGCCAAGTCGGCTGGATCACGGTCGCCAGCGGCGCGGCGCATCGAGCGGTCAAACGCCTCCATGTATTCCTTGGCTGCCTTCGCTTGCGGATCGGCAGCGCCGCCCAGGCCAGCGCGGTTTGCAATCTTCTCGATGGCGTCCAGCTGGTCCTGCATCGCTTTGTTCTGCTTCTCGATCAGCATCAGCTGCTGATTCGAGCCTTCGTGCTTGTCGAGAGCAGCGTTGATCTTGTCGAGCTTCGCGTCCAGGTCCGCGCTGCGTTTGCTCTGGTTCGCGTCGTTCGTTTTCTTGAACTCGGTGAACGCTTCCATTACTTCTTGAACGGCGTCTTTATCTGCCATGGTCATTCCTTGATGGTGGAGGTAAGTTGTTTGATGCCCTGCGCCAGGCGGCGGGCCGCCGAGCGCTGCTCATCCGCAGATTCCCCACCATCACGGAGGGGCTGTACTGACGGGTTCGGCGAATCGTCGCGATTCGCCTTTGGCACCGCTGCTGCGATGCGCTTTGCTTGTGCGTGCGACATCCCCTCTGCATCGCGCAGATAGGCTTCGAACTCACGAATTTCGGGGCCGCCAGCGGATGCCAGCAGGTTCTGGGGGGTGTTCTTGAAGAGGTTCAGCATCGCCGAGTTGGCGGCCTTCTTCTTCTTGGCCGGCACCAGCACGTCGGCGAAGCCGGCATCGACAGCCTGCTGCCCGAGGAACCACGTTTCTGCGTTGACCCAGGTTTCGAGGTCGGCGCGCTTGGCGTCGGTGCGGGCCTCGTAGATGTTGATCAGCCCGGCCTGCAGCTGGTCGAGGATGTCCGCCTCCTTGCGCATCGCGTCCGCATCGCCCCACATGCCGGACCACGGCTTGTGGATCATCAGGTTGGCGCCCTCGCTAATGCGGATCTCGTCGCCAGCCATTGCGATAACGCTCGCGATTGAGGCGGCAATGCTGTCGATGTGGACGATGATCTTCGCGGCATGCCGTGCGAATGCCTGGTAGATGGCCAGGCCTTCGAACACCAGTCCGCCGCCGCTGTTGATGCGCACGTGGATCTCGTCGACGTCCAGCGCGGCGATCTGGTTCGAGATCGACTCGCCGGTGATGCCTTCGTCATACCACCCGCCGCCGATGTCGCCGTAGATCAGAACCTCGGCGGGGCTGTCGTCGGAAGCAGCATTGATTCGGACCTGTCCAGGCTTTAGCGCCATCCGGTTGACGTAGCGGAAAGAGCCAGCATCTGCCGGGTCTTCCTGCGCCAGCTGCGAGAGGACGGTATCGAGGCTGTCCCGCGCCTCGCGCAGCGCGCGTTCATTTGCTGCGGACAGCACTCGTCCTGCAGCGCGCGGCTGCATATTCATTTTGGGCATACTGGATCACTCTTGGGGAGCTGGTTTTTCAGGCTCGACGGGCTTCTGCTCGCCGACGATGTTTGCGGGGATGCGCAGATGGTTGCTGGCAGGGTCGTCGTCAGGGTTCCTGTCAAGCAGCCCTCGCCCTTCGTTCGGTGTCAGGAGGCCACCATTCACATAGCCCAGGATGATGTCCTTCGTATCCTTTGCGGATCCGCGCAGCATCCCTTCTTCGGTGAAGTTGGTGTAATACCCTTCATCGATCTCCGCCTCGGATAGAAGGTTGATCACCGCCGACTGCTCGAACGCCTCCCAGCGCGGCGCCAGGCAATCTTCGCGGTGCGCGCGGTTCATCTCCTCGGCGCTGGCGAACGTTGCGGTTTTGTCCGAGAAGCCGACCTTGATCGGCAGGACCCCGAAGAACGAGCAGATCTGTTCGATCTGCAGCTTGCGTGTCTCATTCGCCTGAGCGTCGACGCTGCTCATGGACGTATTGAGGAATTTCGCATTGCGGTCGAGGATCATCGGCCGGCCGGCGTTCTGCGCGCCAGCGAACTGCTTGACCACCCAGGCAGTTAGATCATCGTGCTGCTTTTTATCGAGCGTCCCCTCAACCGAGTAGATCCCCGAATTGCGGATCCCGTTCTTGTGCAGCTGTGCTGCCGTTTCCTCTGTGGCCAGCGCCAGCCCGATCGCCTCGCGCGCCAGCTTTATGACGTCCAGCCCTTCGACGCCATCCAGCGTAGGGCCGCGCAGATGCCAGATGTGCTTCCGGGTGAAGGTCTTGAAGGTCCCATCCGTCCCGTAGACGTCATAGAAGATTTCCAGTGTCTGCGCATCGCGGCGCACCAGGACCTGCCCAGGAGCGAACGGAATCAGCTCGAGGATTTTCCCCGTCATGCTTAAGTTCTTGAACACGAAGGCCTGCCCGCACAGCTCGATGTGCCAAGCCAGCATCTGTCGAAACTCGAAGCTGGTCTGCCAGTCGTTCGGCTTCAGCGACAGCATCCGGTACAGCACGTGCCACTTCGCAGCTACGCGGCGGCCGCGCACCTCCTGCATCAGCTTGAAAGGGACCTGGGCCATGCCGTTGCCGATCACTCGGCAGCAGGAGAAGACCGTGGCCACCTGGATCGCAGTACGCACATTCACCGCACGCCCGGTCGCGGACGAGAGCCATCCCGCCATCTCTTGCCAGAATGGCTCCTTGAACGCCTCATTTCGCCGGCCAGAGGTGGCTGGAACAAAGATCGACATCAGTCCTCCACCTTGGTGCGCGTGGAATTCACGCTGGCCAAGACGCCGCCGACCATCATCAGAATGCCAGCTGCGATGCATCCAGCGGCTGGGTGCAGCAGGCCGACGCCGAACGCGAACGCCGCTGCGCCGACGACAATGAGGGCATCGGGAGCCAATTTGCTCAGTGTTTTCATCAGGACTCCCAGAACGATGCGCCCTCGCCTTCACTGCTCATGGCGCGAGCCACACCCATGATTGTTGCGACGATGCCGTCGATCTTCTGCTCCGGCTTGTCTTTGCGCGGGTAGATGTTGTCTTTCGCATCGAGCTTGGCGACGACGTTTGAAGCCATCCAAGTCAGGAGCGGGTTGCCGTCGTGGTGCGCGCGGCCAGCCTTCACCGCGCTCTCGAATTCTTTCATCGGGAGCGACAGGTTTTTGACGGTCTGGCCTAGCTCTACCGTATTTACGCCGTTTTTCGTGAGGCGCTGCTCAAGCTGCGCGGCGCGCCACGGATCGAACACGACCTCTTCCGGACCGTATTCCGCGATCAGCGCGAGCGTCTCCTCCTCGATCAGATCGAAATCAATCTCGGCGCCCTCGTGCTGCTGCAAGAACCCGTCGATCACCCACTTCCGATAAGCGCCGGAATTCTTCGGATCGTTCTCGATCGCATGCTCGGGCAGGTGGTATTGGCCGAACAGGTAGAAATGCTGCTTTCCTTCGATCTCGCGGACGAACACGAGCATGATCACGCACACGTCGGAACGGCTGGCCAGGTCGAGCGTCAGGTAGCAACGCTCACCCTTAAACTGATCGATGCGCAACTGCGGGTCAGCGCACTTATTCCATTCGAGGATATTCAGCCAAGCCGACTTGGCCGAGCACCAGATGTTCAGATGCTTGGTTTTGAAGCGGGTTTGCTTCGACGCACTCTGCACTGCTTGCCGTTGCTGACTAAGCAGGAAGTCTTCGTCGACCGAGATGCCGAAATTCGGATTGGCCTTGCGAAGCACCGCCGGGCTGGTCCAGTCGTCCCCGTCGTCGATCGTGTAGATCAGGGCGAACAGCTCCGGGTCGTCCAGCACGCCGTCGAGCATCTTCTTGGCGTCCATCTCCTGGTCGTAGCACGGTCCGGCGATGTTGAAGCCGGCGGTCGTAATCATGAGCAGCAAGGGCTGCTCGCGCGCGCCCATGCCAGTCTCCATCGTGTCGACCAGCTCGGACGTGTCGTGCTCGTGATATTCATCCACGATCGCGCATGATGGAGAAGCTCCGTCGCCAGGCTTTCCAATCACTGGCTCGAATCGTGACCCGTCAGACGGCACGAGGAGCGCCTTAGCCCAGACTTCGGCACCCAGCGCCTGCTGCAGCTCTGGGGTGCGCTCGAGCATCTGCTTGGCTGGCCGGAAGACTTCCCAGGCCTGCGCTTCGGTCGTCGCACCGGAATACACCTCGGCGCCAAATTCGCCGTCGACCGAAAACATATACAAGCCGATGCCGGACCCGATGATTGACTTGCCGTTTTTCCGCGGCACTGCGAAATAGGCCTTCCGATAACGGCGGCGATCGTTCTTTTTGATCTTCCAGCCGAACAAGGCTACGAACGCGAAACACTGCCAAGGCTCGAGCGTGATCGTCTCGCGCTTCCTGGCCCACTTGCCCTTGGTGTGAGGCATCAGCGACAGGAACGTGCAGACCTTGTTGGCTGCCGCCGGGTCGAAGTAGTACGGGAATGCTTTCCGTCGGCTGGCCTTCAAGTCGTCCAGGTGCTTTTTGCATGCCAGCCTTACCCACTTGCATGCAACGATCTTTCCTTTGACAACTGCCTGCGCATATTCCTGTGCCGTGCCGACGAAATCGGCCGGCATCGTCAGTGCGCCTTCTTGTCGCCCATGAGGGCGGCGAATGGATTGACTTGCACCTCTTTCTTGGCCGAGACGCGCGAGCGGTCGGCAGGTGTCATGCCGAGCACTGCCAGCGCGGTGCGGATCTGTGCAACTTGGGCTGAAATTACTTCGTCATCCGGCTGCTTGCGGAACTGAGCAATCAGGCGCGCCGCCAACTCGACAGCCATTCGGTCCGTAGCTTGAAGAACAGTCGCTGGCAACACGCCGACGATTTCATTCCAGACTGCTTTTTGGTGCGCCTTGAAATAGGTGGGCGGCGCCGGGTCGAATTCACCAGCTTGGAAATCCTCGCGCTGGCGCGCAGGATCCTTGGCGAAAGCACCCCGCGCCTCCAGAACCGCCGAGGGGGTTCGTGGTTTGGGCATACTGTCGCTCCTGGAAGTCCAAAGTCTGAATTGCGGAAGTAAGAAAAGAACGAGCTAGTCGGTCTAGGGCCGAATTGCCCCAGAGATACGACCCGCCCCACCCCTCTCCGCCCGCGTCTTGGCCGCGTGGCAGGGCGCGCAGGCCGCCTGGAGGTTGACGTCGGCTTCGATCTGATCGTTGGTCCAGCCTGCCGCTCGGGCGGCTGCTTTGCTGGTCTTGTGGTCGACCTCGTTTGCAATGAAACGGCAGGACGGCCCCTTGATCTGACAGAGCCCACAGTCTCGCTGCAGGATGCGCTCGCGCCGCTGCTGCCAGTCGTAGCCGTAGCCGCGCTGGGAGCTCGTCTTGTCGCCGTGGCTTCTCACCCAGCCAGATGACTGCTTGGCGTGCTTCTCGCAGTACCCAGGCGCGTCAACCAGCTTGCCGCAGCCGACCTTACGGCAGATGGTTTTGGGACGGGCTGGCATTCGAGCGGCTCCATAAAAATATTGCGTGGCCGAGCAAGACCGCTAAGAATGACGGCTTAAACCAACTGGACTACAAAAATGATAATAACCAGAACAAAAGCCGGGCTCCGCGTCCGCATTGATCGCTCTAACCCCGACCACAGGAAGCTACTCGCCGCAGTGCTGCGCGCGTATCGCCGCGTCTGCTCAAAGCGGCATAGCCGCATTCAGGTGCGGCGCCTGCTCCTAGCTATCTGGGTCGCTATCGAAGCGTCGGATGAAGAGCTGGCGATCTTCAAGCTCACCATCTGATCTTTGCGGGCCAAAGGCCTGCTTCACTCCAGCTCGATCTTCATGCCATGGTCAACGATGGCGTCGATCCAACGATCGGCCAGCATGGCCAGCACGATGGCCGCCGCGAGGGCGGGCCGAACCCACCACGCAACGCGGGTGCGCAGCTTGAATTTCGCCGTGGCCATCAGCTCGCCTTCCATGGTTCATGCGCCTCGGAGATGTCGGGTGCGGCCTGCGTCGGCTTCGACTTGAAGATGTCGCGCAGGATCTGCTTGACGTTCTCGGGCACGCTGCGCGCCATGTCGACGAACGACATGCCGGCGCGGCCGTGGCCCTTTGCACGCAGTATCGTCTGCGCTTCCTCGCACTCTGCGAGGTGCACGGCGATCTGGTTCAGGCGGGTCAGGTCATGCGCCTTGGCCGGCGGCGGGTTGCCGCCCAGGACGGCGCGGAGTATCTCGGCTCGGTAGATGTGGGCAGTATCGTTCATGCATTACCTCGTGCGTGGTCGGCAACCTGCTCGCGCTGACGCTGCACCGTGTAGCGCAGCCACGCCAGTTCGTCCTCGACGCTCACGCTATTTCTCCCCGAAGCCAGGAACATCGCGGGCGGACTCGGTCCAGAACGACGCGATGTAGGCAAGCGCGAGCAACCCGACGAACGTCCAGAGCACGCCAAAGGCCCATCCCGGCGCATCCAGGCGGTCCAACAGCAGCCAGAACACGATGGCGAATCCAACCGGCGAGCGAGTCTGAATCGACGACGATTTGATAACGATCTTGCGCTTCATGGGGACACCTACGATAAAGAAAAGCCGCCCGGCGCATTGCTGCGAGGGGCGGCGAACGACCAGCGTCACAGCTGATCGAGGAGAATCTGGATTGTTCACGCACCAAACAGTGCGGGTCTTAAACCTTCTCTAGGCGGTAACGGCAAAGTTACGTCGATATTCTTTACAGACAAGGAGCCGCAGCCAGCGCCGACCACTACAACTTATTGATTTGCAACCGATTCCAGAACTGGCACGTTCTTTGCTTAACGGACAATGCTCTTACAACTAAACTCACAGGCGGAAATCATGTTCAAAAAGGTCCTTACCCTCATCGCGGGCTCTCTACTGTCGCTCAGCGCTTCGGCCGGCTATGTGCAGTATGCACTGTATGGCTTGGAGTCTGGCCCTGGGGTCCCTGAAGATGCGAGCAGCACTATCATCATTCGTGAGGAGGACAAATCGGTCGCCTATTACTCGATCAGCACAAATCGCGACTGGTTTCGCCGTCAAGATAGGTTCGATGGATATCACCAGAACAGGCTGATCGAAACGACTACCAGCTTTATCGGTCTTGGTCCTACCAATATGTACATGTGGGATATGCAACCAGAAGAATACACTAAGCAGATGTGGCTACTTTTCAGCCATGGAGCCGCGCCAGGGGAGTTTGCCTTTACTCTCCGTGTAATCGCCCGTCCTGGTCCCCAGTCTGTCTATCCAGAACTTGGACCGTATTCGGATATCACTTACTCTGGGACTGCAAAGCAAGTGGAACTGAACGAAAATATCGTTGGATGGCTGGAGACTGACCCTTACTATCCCCAGCACGATATCCCCTATTACGACCCCACTCAAGTCCCTGAGCCAGCTAGCTTGGCTCTGATGGGGATTGGGGCGCTTGGCTTGCTCGGTGCAGCCCGGCGTCGGAAGATGCGTCGTTGATCGAATAGGCTTTTGCGGTGCTGGTTGCCATCCTCATATGAGGCTGGCCGATCGGCCCCAGGTCTATCTGACAAGTGGGCCGGAAACGAAAAAGGCCCACCGAGAAGGTGAGCCCCTTTTTTCAAGGCGAGCGCCGGCTTTACTGCTGGCTGGACTGCTCGACTGCCTCGGGTGACGTTGGCGCCGAAGCGCGCATTACGTGGATCGAGGGATATGTGAAGGCTGTAGTTTACGCCGGGTTTCCGCGCTTTGCAATACTGTTGAGCTACAACTCCACGCGGGCGACAACAGTGTCCACCACATGCTCATCGGGCGCGCTAAGACTGCGGCAGGTGATCATCCGAATATCGATGCTGACGGGCGTTGCGCCCGTTGCAGACTTGAATTCAACGACAGCCTTCGCGGTAGCCATCAGGATCGAGTGTTCCATCTCTCGCTTTGCTTGGAGCATTGCCTCGACCGCGCTCATGCCGCCCTCCGCATCTTTGCCGCCGCCCGCGCGCTGTGCGCCTGGAACAACCCCTCCAACTCGCTGATCATGTCGAGCACCTTCTCGCGCTCGAGCGCGCCGCCCAGGATGGGCTCGCGGCCGGTGCCGTTGCAATGCGTGCACGCCCGGCTCTCGACGATCTTCGTGCCGTTGCAGCACGAGCATTCACCGCCCAGCCAGTGCGCAAGGCTGACGCGGGCGATCTTGGCATACATGGCATAGGCCGCCTTGATGTCCCATTCGGCCTTGATGTTCATCCACTTTCTGTCGAACCCCTTGTGCGCCACCGCGCTGGTCCACACTCGCAGCAGCACGGCCAGCTCGCGCGCCGTACTCTCGACAGGCTGTCGCGGCACGCCGGCGATGTGCGCGCGCAACAGCATCGACCCGAAAAGCTCGCCCGAGCCGCCCGACAGGTCGGCCAGCGCCGCGGCGACCAGCGGCTCCGTCTGGTGGTGCTGGTCGTCGTCCTGCAGGTTGGAAGTGCTCAGTGCGTTGAGGTAGCGTTCGGCGAACATGGGTTTCTCCGTGGAATTTTCAAGAGATTACCAGCTGGCACGATCCGACGAGTTGTGTCCGAGATTTTCCAAATTGCAATCAGGAATTCGTGATGTTGTATGGCCGCACCGCTATGGTATCCGGGTCCATTTGAGTCATTGCAAATAAAATATCGTAGTGGCAATATGCAATACTGTTTTCACTCACAATTAGAACACTTCATGGATTTCTGGGTCATCGTTATCATCCTCTTCGCCGTGGCAGCGGCTTTTATCGCCATCTGTACAGCCATGGTCTCTGAAAAGACAAAGGCTTTGACCGATGAAGTACAAAGCTCCGAAAACTTTACGGCGACGCAGATGGCATTCAGCTGTGACGGGAAATCAGGGATTGCCTTTGACGACGCCCGGGGAGCAATTTGCTTAGTTCTACATGAGGGCGCTGCAGTCGCTAAACGTGTGCTGCCAGCTAGTGAGATTCTCTCGGTCGAGCTGTTCGAGGATGGGAATTCAGTCACGAAAACAGCACGCGGATCACAGCTCGGGGGAGCGCTGATCGGCGGAATCGCTCTCGGTGGGGTCGGCGCGATAATTGGCGGGCTATCTGGAAAGACCCAGACATCGAACAAGATAACCTCAGTTACTCTTCGCATCACTGTGAACGACGTGTACAAGCCGCTGCACGATGTTGCCTTCCTGAATTTTGAAGTTGAAAAGACAAATATCCTCTACAAACAGGCAATAGAGAAGGCTCGTCATTGGCATGGCGTGCTGGACGTGCTTATTAAGAGAGCCGACACATATAACAGCTTGTCACTCCAGAAGGATTCGGCGGTCATGCCCTCTTCGCTTGCTTCCGTGGCCGACGAAATCAAAAAGCTCGTCGAGCTAAAAGATGCCGGGGTCTTAACGGATACGGAATTTCAGCAGGAGAAGACCCGGCTCCTTTCAAGAGCATGAACGAGCGTTTCCCCTAGAATTCCTCGATCGACCAACCGCCGCCCTCTTTCTTGGGCCTCACCCTTACCGCAATGAAGTTCAGCGGGTACAGGTCGGCGGCGATCTTGATCTTCGCCCTTCCATCATCGGTCCAGAAACCCTTCACTTCATGCATCTCCAGCGCGCCGTCGGCCAGCATAACGGCGAAGTCGGGCGTGTAGAAGGTGTTGTCCGCAAGCCGCAGCTTGATCCCCTCGAACTTGAACCAGGCCACCTCGCCAGCGTGACGCCGGGCGTCGAGAGTCGCGGCGTAGGCGGCCTCGGTCTTGTTCATGGTGCCGGTCTTGAGCCGGCCCAGCGCCTGGAGCGCGCGCTGGTTGCTCATTGGCGCGCCTCGATTGACGTCGCCACCGCGCTGGCAAGCCGCTGCAGCCTGGCGTTGAACCAGCGCCGCACCGCGTACGAGCGCACCACGCTGATCACGGTGTAGATTAGACCAAGCGCCAGGTTCGCGCCCGGCGTGATGTGGAAGCCGAACAGCGGGAAGACCAGCATGTTGGCCGAAAAATTGATGCCGAAGCCGATCAGCACGTTGATGATGGCCTCGATGAGCGAGCCGAGTCGGGTCTGGGTCATTTCGGCATCCCTTCGTGCGTGATGGTGTAGTGGATCGGGCTGCGGTCGGCATACCGGTCGATGATGTCGGCGGCGCCGGCGTTCAGGGCCGGGTAGAAGGGCAGCGCGCGGGGCGGCCGGTCGTCGGTGAACTTCCCCTGCATCATGGCGTCGCGCAGTACCACGAGAGAAGCGATTGCCTTCGTCACATGCGACAAGCCAGAATCTGGGTCGATGTCCTCTCCCTCCCACCAGCTGATCAGATGCCGCATCCCTGCATCAAAATAGACCGAACCGCGAACCCCGATCGCCCGATAATTCGAACGACCGTATTTGCACGCCCCCTCAAGCATTGCCACCCCCAGCTCCGCCACCACACTCATCGGCACAACCGACATCGGGGCCTTGCGAATTCCGCAGGCATCCTTTGGATTGCTCAGCTTTTCGTTGTTTGATTCCATCCGCTTCCTTCAAATAGTTCAGAAAATTATCGCGAACCTGCTCACTCGCTTCTATCGTCCCCAAGTACCAATTGCACTGATGGCAAAGAATCCCGCGTACGGCACCAGTGTCATGACAGTGATCCACATGGAGCGGGCCCTTCCCTGGCTTACGCGTGCATATAGCGCACCCGCCACCCTGCGCGGCTAGCATCTCGTCATACTGATCAGCCGTGATTCCATATTTCTTCCTCAAGTTTTGACATCGACGCGATCGGACGTATTTCGGGTCCTTAGACCGCCTATGGGCTCGAAGCCGCTCCTTATGCTTTTCGGTTTTCGATAGCTCCCGCTGGTAAGCCTTATATTTCTCGTGAGCGTCCGGCTTGTTCTCGTGGCGCCACTTCTGATAACAAGCGCCACACAGTCCTCGAGCATGGGCTTTCCTGCTTGGATGACATTCAGCTAGTTTCATCGGCAGCCCCGCTCCCTTTTATGGATTTCGAGCGCCATTTCTCGATCCAGCGATCGCGAGGCGCCATTGGCCGGGCCGGATTGAACAGCACGCATGCGCGATCGCTCCAAGAGGCGAACGCCGGCCGCGACGGACTGCCGCCCTCATGCCCCAGGCAGCGCCCGCGTCCCTGCTTGAGCTGATCGAGGTCGGACTTGACGTCCAGCCTCTCGCAGCGGGCGCACAGTTCCGGGCCCTCGCCCATCACGCCGCCCTCGCCGGCGGCGGATCACGGCGCACTAAGTCCTTCAGGGCGCCAATCCCGTCAGGCTTGCGCGTGCGCTGCTCGGCCTGTGGTTGGGCTGGCGGCGCACCGATCGGGCGAATTGGCGTAGTGGCGGCCGGCGGCGTCAGCCCCGGATCCATCGCCAGCTCGATCCTGGCCTTGAACTGCCCCATGTATTCGCCCGACCGCGGCGATAGGCCCAGCTCGGCGCCCTTGGCCAGGATCGTGGCGTCGGTCGACCACCAGTTGCCCCCGGCCGGCTTCTTCTGCACTTCAGGTGGCGTCCAGTTGGCTAGATAGAACTCGCTGGGCCCGAAGAATGTGGCCGACTGCTTGACGAATACCGGCTCGATCTTCAGCGCCTTCACGTAGGCGGCGTATGCCTGCGCGCCGGCCAGCAGCTGCGCGACCGTGGCGCCGGAGACAAGCCGCGCGGACCAGGCCTTGTGCGCGGCCTTCTTGCTATCACCCGGGCGAGCCGGGTAGACCTCCCACACGGCTTCGAAGTCGGACGGGTAGTCATTGCGCTTCGCCTTGGCAGGCTTGGCGCCGGCGGCGCGCAGGCGGTCGAGCTCGTCCAGCAGCTCAACCACCGTCAATGACTTCAGGTGCACAGTCGGCGCGCCAGCGGCCAGACCGCGGAGCGGGGAGTAGTCACGCATGGCCGCCCTCCCCGATGTTCGCGTACCGCTTCGCCAGGAAGACTTGTCCAGCACCGGTCACCATAGTGGTGAAGGTCGCATGCGTCACGCCTTTGCTGTCGGCGTAGGGCTGTTGCTCTTTCACCGTGAAGTATCCGCGATCGATGTACTTCTGATAAGGCAGATTATTCGCCAGCAGGATGCCATCGGCGCGCATGCGCTTGAAGAATTTGTTTTGTCCGAATCCGAACGTTTTGGCGATCTTCCCAATGTGGCAGGCGCCGTCGATCGCGCGCACCGCCTCCGCAAAAGCCACTTTCGGGGCATCGGCTGTGATCTTCGCGTCCAGCTCTATTACCTTCTCGGAATACTGCAACAACAAACCACGCAGCGCATGTGGGTCGGACAGGTCTAGCGCCGTCAGAGGAACGGCCTCCAGTTCCATCCAGCGGTCGACAATACGGCCAGTGAACTCAGGTGACAGGCGCGCGGTCAAAACGAGCGAGTCGCGCTTGTTCAGGCGGTGCTCCGGATACTCGACGCCGTTCTGCTCGTGTCGATAGCGGGTCTCCACGGATTGTGTAACCCCCTGCGCAACGAGCTCCCGGGCAGTGCGCAGCACCTGGTCGTGGCGCCGGCCGGTCAGCTCCGCAACCTCACGGCTCGACATCGTCACATCAGCAGAGCCAGCGGTTTGCAAATTCAGCATGCTTCCCATGTCGTTTCCTTTCTTGCAATGGCGCCGTGTCAGGCGGCTTCCTTGGCCAGCTCACGCACGACGCTGGTCGAATTGATGTGGTGGCGCACGCGGCGGTCGACTTCCCGGCAGGCGCGCTCGACGTCAATGGCGCGGACGTTCTCGAGCTGGGCGTCGTGGCATTCCAGTGCCTCGCGGATGGCAGTGAGCTCGTCGCCCTTCATGATCACGCGGTCGATCTTGACGATCCGCTTGCCCACCTCCAGCAGCGAGTCGCGCGCGGCGATGGTCACTTGGCGGAATTCGTCCCCAATACCCTGCTCGCACATGACGTTGGCCATATTGATCGCCCCGACCAGCAGATCCCAGCCTTCCCGCGTGCCGGCGCCTCGGGCCATGTCGACCAGGGCCTTGTGGCTGCGGATCTGAATTAAGCGCAGGTGCTCGATGTGGTCGCCGCTCATCCCGCCGAAGACGGTGGTCAGGACGTTCTGCGCCACGTACTTGGGGCGGTACCTCTTCGTTCGCGGCTTTTTCATGCGGCCTCCCGCTCCGGCTGCGCCGCGTCAGCCGCTTCGAAATCGAATAAGGTCGGCATGCTGACCTCGCGCTCCATCGCACGGCAGTAGTGCACCTGGTCGGCGAAGTACGCCGGGTTCAGTTCCGAGCCGGCGCCGCGGCGACCGAGCTTCATGGCGCGCACCGGTACCGTGCCCAGGCCGCAGAATGGGTCGTACACCACGTCGCCCGGGTTGCTGTAGCGGTTAATGAGCCGGTCAACGATATCGATCTGGAACGGGCAAACGTGCTTCTCGACAGCGCGCACCGACTGCTCGCCGTTCAGGGTGCGCATCCGGACGATGTCGTGCCAGACCATCGGATCGAGACTGCCCGGCGCCAGGCTGAGGTAGTCGGCCGGCAGCGCCATGCTGGCCAGCATCTTCTCGCCGACCGCGACGTGCAGCTCGTAGTTGTAGACGTTGGCCAGCGACACGTCGGTGAACATCTTGGCCAGCTTGGCTGGGCCGTAGGCGGCGATCTCTTCGGCGCCCAGCAGGCGGTCGCCGCTCGAGCGCCAGAACGCATGGGCATCGACCTGCCAGCGCGCCACGCTGTAGCCGGTACCGGGCAGCGCCGGCAGCTTGCGGTCGAAGTCCACGGAAGCGCCATCGTCGGCCTGGCACAGCGGCTTCGTCTTCGTCACCGGCACGTCGGCATAGCCGCGGCTGCGGTCGGTCTGCGGCTTGTGGAACAGCAGGATGTATTCAGGCGAGCCGACGCCCATCTTCGTGCCGTCCTTGCATACCTCGCTGTAGCCCAGGCGGTAGGTCTGGTTGTTCTCGCGCACCACGTCGGTGACCACAGTGATCATCCCGAGGTAGTCGAAGCCGTGCTTTATGCCGTGGAACAGCGCCTCGGCGTGGAATGGGCTGACGGTCGGCACGCCGGCGCCGGTCACGTTGCCGAAGTTGATACGGTCCTTCACGTGGCAGGCGTAGATGCGGCCCGGCTGCAGGATCCGGTGCAGCTGCGGGGTCAGGAAGTCCATCTGTGCCCAGAAGTGGTCGTTGTCCTGGGTGTGGCCGAAGTCGTTGTAGCTGGGTGTGTATTCGTAGTGGTTCGCGAATGGGATGCTGGTCAGGATCATGCCGACCGAGTTGTCCGGCTGCTCGAGCGCCTCCAGCACGCAGTCGTTGTTCGCTACGGTGAAGCGCTCGCCCTTGACCACGTGCCGCTCGACGCCGATCGTGCGCGCCAGGCTGTCCTGCATCGACAGCTGGTCCAGGCCATAGGTGCGGATGATCTCGCCCATCTTTTCCTGCATCTCGTCGTGCCGGCGCCACTTCTCCTGCAGCTCGGCCAGCACCGCGCGCTCGACCTCGGTGTGGATGATGTCGATGCGCACCGGGTGCTTCTGCTGGAAGCGCTGGATCCGGTGAATGGCCTGGATGAAGTCGTTGAACTTGAACCCAATGCCGGCGAAGATCGCGCGGTGGCAGTGCACCTGGAAGTTGCAGCCCGAGCCGGCGATGATCGGCTTGGTCGACAGGATCGGGAACTTGCCGTCGCTGAAGTCGGCGATGCGCTGCTCGCGCTCGTCCAGGTCCTGCGTGCCCCACACGCTCACCGCCTCCGGCAATGCCGCCTGGATGGCGTGGCGCTCATCCTCGAGGTCGTGCCAGATCACGAAATGGTCAGCAGGATCCGCCCCGACGATCTCGGCGACCTTGGTGACGCGCGCGCCCATGCTCTGCCGCTTCTCGCCGGCGGCAGCCGACAGACCCATGGCGACGTTCGGGATCAGCAGGCCCTGGCCATTGCGCTCGTTGCCGGCCGCCTCGTAGTCGCTAGGCACCTCGTGGTAATGCACCTCGAGCGCCGGCAGGTCGTAGCCCTCGTCCGAGTGGCCCAGGTCGCTCGGCCGGCGGATGAAGCACGCCCAGCTGGCCACCCACAGCCAGAACTCGGTTTCCTTATGCGGGTACAGGGTCAGGTTGCCTGCCTTCTCGCTGTCGCGCTGGAAGAAGCGGGTCAGCGCTTGGCCGGTGTCCATCACGCCCAGGAAGCCCGCGTAATGGATCAGCTCTTTGAAGCGGTTCGGGCTCGGGGTGGCGGTGAACACGAACTTGAACTCGACCTGGTCGAACAGCGGCAGGAACTCCTGATAGGTCTTGCTGCCGAAGCTGCGCAGAATGCTCGCCTCGTCCAGCGACGCGGCGCCGAACTTGCGCGGGTCGACCTTCCCCTCCCGCACGCTCTCATAGTTCGTCATGTAGACCGTGTCGGCGCCGCCGATCTCGTCGTCCGAACGGATGAATTTCAGGTCGAGCGCGCACTCGCCGGTGAAGCGCTTCGCCACCTCGCGGGTGAACTCCTGGCGCACGCCCAGCGGCAACACGATCAGGCGCAGGCACGGCCGGTGAATCCCGATCTGGCGCATCACCTCGAGGTTGGTGCTGGTCTTGTGCAGGCCAAACGAGGCGAAGATGGCACGCTGGCCGCCTTGCAGCGCCCAGCGCACGATGTCGCGAGTGTGCGGCTTGAGACCCGGGTTGATCTGCTCGAGCGGGACGTCGAAGCCCTTGCGCGGCGCCAGTTTGATCTTGGCGCGGAGGAAATCGTTATAGTCGCTTAAAATGTTGCCAGACATAATTACTCCAAGGTGATTTGTTCAGAGGCCGCGCCGGCTGCAACCGCCGCGGTCTCGCTATTTCTGATCAGGGATGCGCACTCGGCCAGCAGCTGCAACTGCGTGCCGTAGCGCTCTTCGAAGCGTGCCTTGTACGGGTGTACCGCGATGAGGGTCGGGTTCGGGCCGGTACCGTCCTGGTGGTGGCCAGCGCACAGCGGCAGGACCATCAGATGCGCGCCCGGCTTCGTGCGGCCGTCGATGTGGTGCACGCTGACGTTCGGGTTGTGCCAGCCGTCCTTGCGGCATGCGATGCAACCCACGGCAGCGATCGCCGTCATGAAGCGCGCCTCGTCGGCGGTCGGCGGGCGGCCTTTCATGCCACGCGATGCGATCGGCTTACGGACCTTCGGCTCGCGGGCCCGGGCCTGCGCCTGGACGGCGGCGACGCGCAGCAGGCCGGCACCGGCGGTGGGCGACTTGAAACCGGTGCCGCGCGCCATCGGCGTCTTGCGCTCGAGCGGCTTACCCTGCTTGAGGGGTGAGCGGCGCATCATGCTAGGATGTCCTTTTTGGAAACAGACTGGACAATATGGCAACCCTTATTTACAACTGCCCGCACTGCGGGGTATCGAATAGCGGCTTCACTGCTTCGTCCGAGTTTCGATGCATAGTCGATAAAAGACAGGCGGTTGCAGTCGGCGCAACTTGCAATGCCTGTCACGCACCTGTTGTCTGCGTAGTGAGGCAACAGATGGGCGTAAATCCTCTTGCTTACCCTGGGAACATTCTTCAGGATCCATCGCATTACGTTTTTGTCGACTTTTTCCCGAAGGTCGTCAGTAAGGAGTCCCCAGACAACGTGCCCCCGGCCGTCGAGCGCGCCTTCGAGCAGGGCGCTGGATCTCGGCGAGCTAAGCATTTTGATGCTGCCTGTGCGATGTATAGGAAGACGATGGAGCTCGCGTTGAAGAGCTTTTCCCCAGATATCGAAGCGTGGAAGATTGAAAAACGCATCGATCGTATGGCGGCTGAGAACCGAATTACCCGTGAACTTCAGACTTGGGCCCACGAACTCCGACTTGATGGCAATGAAGCGGTGCATGGCGAAGACGAAGCGACAGCTGAAATCGCCGACCAGATGCACGAGTTCTGCAAGTTTCTTCTCATTTACCTTTACACACTTCCCGCTCAAGTGGAAAGCGCCCAAGCTCGGCGTGGGAGCTCCTAACGTTCTCACGCATCCCCCCCGCTTAAGTTCTTGAATCGGACGCCGCTACGCACCGACCACGCCGGGATGTCCTGGCGGGTGCCGCGCGGGTTTGGGATGAAGCGCTTGCTCAGCGGCGGGCGCGCGAAGACGTCGGCCGGCTCGCGCGACGCGGCGATCTGGCCGACCGGGCGCTCCTTTTCACCCTCCAGCTGGTCGTAGTGCGCGCGGGCGAAGCTGCTGATGTTGATCTTCTCGTCGTCCTGCTCGACTAGCCAGCCGCTACTGATCGCGCGCTGCAGGGTGTCTTCCTGGTGGCCGGTTTTGTGGCCCATGTCGACCACGGCGAACAGCGCGTGCTGGTTCATCGGGCCGTGCTTGTGCAGGTGTGCGCCGGCGGCATAGGCTGCAGTGCCGCGCATCGCGGTGCGAGTTCCTTTATTGCTGGCCATGGGAGGCCCTCCGTGAATCGTTGGCTTGCTGGGCGCCCGCTTGGACGTCGGCTTTTTCATGCGATGCGCATAAGCTGAACAGTTTTGACCCGGGATTGTCGATGTGTCGGACATACATTGCCCCACTGGCTTCGTAAAATGAGTTGTCGTTATAAATTGAGGCAGACTCATGGATAACTTCGAACCGCGCGAATCCGTCAATCCTTGGGACGAAGGTGACTACCGCGTCCGCGGGCGCGCCGTGAAGGCGGCAGATGGAGGTTTTTGGCCCGCGTACTCGATCGACCGAGTTCGCGGAATACCCGACGCTCCTAAACAGGCGGCTGCCCTGCATGAGGTTCGCTCTCAGAGCTTTTCCACCAAAGGGCTCGCCGAGATGATGGCGGTGTCCCATGGTGTGCAGCGCGTGCGCACACAAGACCGCCTGGATTGCTGAGGCGTTCATGCGGCCACCCCGGCAATCTGACGCTCGGGCGCGGAGCCTGCTCGTGCGGCAAGCAGCTCGTTGCGATGCTCGTCCGCATGTTCACGCCGCGTCATGGCCTGGAGATTGGGCAGGTCGTCATTCAGGCTATCTCGGTCGCGGTGATGGACGACTGAGCCGCGCGGCACCGGGCCGTGCGCAGCCTCCCAAACCACCACCGCGCGCTTCCGCCAAACGTTTGGCTCGGCCGTCTTCACCCATGCACGGTCGAGGCCAGTGTGCGTCTCGCGGCGCACGCGCACGGTCCCGACCGGCAGGTGGTTATGAGCATCCTGGCCAGCACTGAATTGGGTAGCGGGCGATGCACTCACGCCCTTCCTGAACTGCGTGGCGGGCGAATAGCTGTGGCCCGGAAGGAATCGACCTTCGACACGGTTGGACGTCATGCGGCCTCCCGCATCGCGGCGATGACGTCGCGCGCGGCCGGCGGGCACACAGCGTTGCCCAGCATGTGGATCGCGTCCTCGTGCTTCTCCGGCAAGATATAGGTGTCCGGGAACCCCATCGCAGCACGGCACTCGAATTTCGAGAACATGCGCATGCGATCGCCATCGATGATCGCGTGCCGGTCCTTGGTGGTGATCGTACCGACCGGTCGCTCGATCGACCGCCCGCCCTTGGTATTGCCGTAGTAGCTGCTGATGAATCGGTCGCCGTGCGCGGCCCGGCCGGCGGCGACGCGCGCCAGGGTGTTTGCAGCGCGACCAGGCTTCTCAATCGGCTGCCAGCTACCGGCGCCGAAGTCGATGAAGCTACTGGCCGGGACGTGCGGGCCCTTTTCCAGCGTGAGCATGATCGGATGCTTGGCGCGGGCGGCGACGATGAACAGGCGCTCGCGGTGCTGCGGCGCGCCGTGGTCGGCCGCGTCGACGATCATTGGAGTCAGCGCGTAGCCCAGCGCATACATCGCCGAGCACCAGCTGGGATATAACGCCCAGCGGGTGAACTCGGGCACATTCTCGATGACGGCGAACGCCGGCCGGTGGTATTCGGCTGCCGTCACCACGGCCCAGGCGGTTGAGCGGCTGGCGTCGTGCTGCGGGTTTCCGTTGGCCTTGCCGCGCGCCTTGCTGTGTCCCTGGCAGCACGGCGACGCCAGCAGGATGTCGTGCGCGGGCACGTCGCGCCAGTTCGCCTGCTGCAGGTCCTGGCACAGGTGCGCGGCGTGCGGATGGTTCTGGGCGTGGATCGCGACGGCGGCGGGCCAGTGGTTGGCCGCCCACATGACGTCGACACCAGCCATCGTGGCGCCGGTGCTGAACCCGCCGGCACCGGCGAACAGATCGATGGCCTTCATAGGCGGACCTCCGCAGCGCGAGCACCGAAGAAGGCGGCGACCAACGGGTCGCGCGCGGCCGGCGCCGAGTGCAGGCGCACCGCGAAGTGGCTGTCGTCTCGCATAACGTGGATGTGGCGGCCGGTGCCGATCGTGGCGAGATCCTTCGCGCGCTTCGGCACGCCGGTCGGGCGCGAGACCGGCGCCGTCGCGAGCTGCGCCAGGTAAGCCTGGGCCTGCTCCGGCGTGATGGCCAGGTAGCACATCAGGCCGTCGTCGCCGCGCGCCGAGGTGACGCGCTCGCCCAGGTCGGCGAGGTACTTGCGTACGCCGGAGGGTCCCATCTCCAGCAGGTTGCCGATCGCGGCGCGGCTCAGCGGGCCGACCAGCAGCGCGCCAACCAGGCGACGCAGATTGTCCAGGCGCGCGGCGGTCTGGCCAGGGGTGACGTAGCTGGCGCGCGTCATGCTGGTACCTCTTCGCCTTCGGCCGCGCGTGCCGCCGCCTTCGATTCGTCGTACTGCTTGATGCCCCAGGCAAGCGCGTAGCAGCACCACTGGAAGCGGTGAGTGAACTCGTCGTGATTGACCTCCCAGAAGTCCGTGAATTCGAAGGTCGTCTCGGCGCCAAAGTATGCACTCCAGGCCTCACTGTCTTCCGCGCCGAAGACGAATTCGTTGGCGGCGTCGAAGCATCGGATATCGTTGTCGTCGGCGCCGATCACGTCTCGCTCGACGGCAACGCGCAGATCGCCCAGCGCGCAGGTGAGCAGCTCGGTCTCGCCGAGGTCTGCGGCCTCGCCGGTCTCGCCCTTCACGAAGTCCTCGACCCGCTGCCGCACAGCGGCGTCGAACTTGGCCTTGCTGAACTGGGTCACACCGTTGCCGCGGCCCGCGCGGCCGCCGGCTTCGACCTTCTCGGCCCAGTAGTAGTGGTCGACGGCGAAGGGGTCTTTCGACTTCGAGCGCCGGAAGAAATCGAACATGTCGCGGAGGCGGGTGAACACGTAAGTGCCCATGTCGCCGGCGTAGCACAGATGACCAGGCCACGTGATCAGGTCGAAGTGCATGCAGCCGGTATCGGGGCGGCTGAAGCGCAGATGGCGGTAAACGTCGTCGTCACGCAGAATGGTCAGCTTGTGGCCGGCGACGTCGCGCAGGAAGCGGTCCGGGGTCAGGTCGCTCACGCGGCACCGCCGATCACGGCGCGCGCGGCCGCATTCAGGTCCGCATCGGTCAGGGTGTGACGGCGGGTCTCGGTGATGTAGACGACGTCGCCGGCGCGCAGCCAGTCGTTATCGATCACCAGCTGGGTCAGCGTTTCCGCCTCGTCGGCGCCCGCCTCGCGCGGCTCTGTCGCATAGGACATGACCTGCTGGCAACCTGATGGCGAAGACTGGTCTTCACCGGCGTGCACCGCCGGTGGATTCGATTGTGCTAACATTTGGTTTCCTCTCCAAGGATTTGATTCAAGGGACCCGGCTGCAACCGGGTCTTTTCACATCTGCTGCTCTGCGAGCATTTGCTTAAACTTCTCGCGGCTCATCACGTGGCCAGGCTCGATCGGCGCCGGCACTGCGTCACCCTCTTCCTGTTGATCCATCCCTTCTCCTTCTGTGATCCGGCGCAGTCCTGCGGACAGTCGCCGGGGTATCGTGGTATCGGTGAGGAGCGGGCTTTACGCCGCCAGCGCGCGGATTTCTTTCACCGGGACGCCCAGGTGCTCGTGGATGCTGAGGATCACTGTCGGCCCCAGCGTGGCGCCGGCGCGCAGCTTGCTGATCACGCTCGGGGCGATCTCCAGCTCACGCGCCAGGGCCGCGTCGCTCTTGATCTCGAACCGCGTGCGCAGGGTGTCGATCAGCTTCGGTACGTTTTTCAAGTTCACTCCTCGGTATTGGTGGCGGCGCCATCCCGCCGCCTGGGTGCTGCCTACGTCGACTGGGAACTCGCGCGGGCCTGGGCCAGCGCTTGGCGTGCCGTGATCTTGGCCATCAGGTCCGCCGCGGCGCCGCCGTATGCCTGCTCGGCTTCAGCCAGCTCGCGGTGCGCTGCGAGCAGCTCAGCATCGCTGGCCTCGGACGCCACCGTCAGCAGGGCCATCTTTGCTTCGGCACCCTCCTTCGTGATCGAGCGGAGGTGCTTCATCGTGTCGAAGCCGATGGCCGGTGCCTGGTCGACTGAGCGCGCCTCGACGCCCAGCGGGCACAGGATCTGGTTCAGCGCCGCCATGCGGTGCTCGGCGGGCAGCGCGGCAAGGATCGACGGGATCATGTTGGCCGGCAGGTTGCCCTCGTCAAGCCAACGGAAGATCTTCTGGGCCGACTTCTTCGCGCGGTCGTACACGTCACTGCCCGCGAAGTCAAAACTGATCTCCTTGGCACTTCCTGCGGCGTGCACCTGGTGCGCCTCAACGATGGCGATCGCGATCGCCTCGCGGCTGGTCATGTGCTGGGCGGTGCGCCACGCCTCTACAGAAGACCGGAGTACCTCGACCAGCGATTGATTTTGAATACCCATCTTCGTGACTCTTTCTGTTTGGCAAGCTAATCTGACAACACTGCCTAATTACTTCTGATCAACACAGCTCATGACCGCACTGACCTACCGCCGCCTCGACCAGTCCGCTCAGCCGGAGACGGGAGCAGTCACCGACTGCGAGCGGATATATGCCCAATCGGCATCGGGCAGCAGGTCCTCGCAGCGCACGGCGCCAGCAGATTCGCGCTCGAGCAATATGCAAAGCTCAGCGCGGAATGCCTGGTGGCGGCTTGCCGCCTTACGCAGGTATCCCTCACTAGTACCGCAGGCCGAGACGAATGCGGCGCGGTCATCCTTGCCAAGGGAGTTCAGGTACTTAAGCAATTTGTCCATGGACGTAATTTACCCTTGGGTAAAGCCCAAGTCAATACCTGCAGGTCATTTACCTGCAAGTAAATTGCTGATTGAATGCCACATGGACAAATTTGAAATCCGCAGGCTAAATCTGCGCGCGGTTATTCGCTCGCACTGCGATGGGAAAGCAGTCACGCTTGCGAACAAGATCGGCCGCGAGGCATCCTACGTCTCGCGGATGCTGGCTCCCGATGGAAAAAAAGGGAAAAAGCGTATTGGCGAGGATATGCGCGACTTCATCGAAAGCGCGCTGATGCTGCCGAAAGGCTGGCTCGATACCGAGGCAACGGCAATCGCCGAAATGCACGGCACAACCACCGCGGCTCAGAACACGCCCTCTGACGGCGCAACAGAAGGTGCCAGTACGCCTGTACGTCCGCGCGGCGCCGATCACGAAACACTGCAAGAAGAGAAGAAGTTTGATGAGAATGTCTCCCCGGCGCGCCTTGGCGGCCGTCCGATTCCCGTGATCTCGGCTGTGCAAGCTGGGGCTTTGAAGGACATGGAGACTCCATACGCCCCTGGCGCTGGCTTCGCCATCGAATACGTCGATGACGAGAACCTGTCGCGTTGGGCATTCAGCTTAGAGCTGGAGGGAGAGTCGATGATGCCGGACTTCCGCCCAGGAGACCGAGTGATCATCGACCCCGATCTGGCGCCGAACCCTGGTGATTTTGTGGTCGCAAAGAACGGCGGCGAGCAGGCCACCTTTAAGAAGTATCGACCGCGTGGTATGGATTTGAACGGCAACATGGTGTTCGAACTTGTTCCGCTGAACAACGACTACGCAACCCTCCGCAGCGATATCGATCACCTGATTGTGATCGGCGTGATGGTCGAGCACCGCAAGCGGTATCGCCGCTCGCGCTCGTGATCGGGGCGCAGCCCCGGCCGGACGTCTTTGACCTGATAGATTCAATCGCGGTGCGGGCAGTGAAACTCAGGCTGCGTGCCGGAATTTCCGGGTTCGAGCTCGAGCCGGACATGTTCGGTGCGAAGCATATTCAAATGCCGACATCTGCCATTCGGGCGCTGGGCGCTGACGCTTCGCGCCTGCTGGCGCTCCAGGTGGCTGACCGCGGGCTGGAGCCGCTGGTGTTCGAGGATGACTGGGTGGTGGTGGACACCGCCGACACGACGAAGCGAAATCGCGAGGTCTACGCAGTGAACTGGGACGGCGAGGCGGTGGTCGCGCAGCTCGTCCAGCGCGGCGGCCAGTGGTATCTGAATTTCCTGCATCCAGACTTCAAGCTGATCAACGCACGGAGCGGGCAGATGAACGTGGTCGGCCGCGTGGTGTACCAACCTGGCCGGCTACTTACTGGCCGTCTGTAGCGTGCGCGACAATTGGTGAGAGTTTCCGCTACTGAACAGGCGTAGCATTCGTGTCAAGGCCGCGCGATCGTGCCGGCGACCGAGGTGCCTGCCAATGTCAAATATCAGATGCCCAGCCTGCGGATCATCCCTTCAGCGCCGGAAACGGTATGTGAATTGCCCATGGTGCGGCCAGGCGCTGGCCGCCGTCTACCAGGCGCAGCAATTTGAAGCAGGCGAGGCCTATCGTGCATGGCCGACCTGGAAGGGATGGGCCGGCGCCGTCGCGCTCGCTGTGCCAGCCGTCAGCCTGGTGATCCTCGGCGACAGCCAGATGCGCCCATTCGTCGATTCGCCTACGGATGAACTGGTCGCACAGGCACTTGAGGTCTGCCGCTCTCGCATCACGGCCCTATCCGTCGGCGGCAAAGTGCCCGCGCCACCGCCAGCGAAGAACTACGGCACCCTGCCCGAGTTCTACTTCGTCTGGCCAAAAGGCGTGTTCTTCTATGCCGACGCGGAGGGGGTGCTCAACGCAGCATCTGCTACCTGCAGAGGCAACGTCAACACCGGACTGATCACCGAACTCTCCCTGAACGGCCAGGACGTTACCGCCTCGCCACGCCGTGAAGATTGGTGAGCTTCTTACAACTCAGCAGCAGCTATACTCGCGCGAGCGAAACGGCACGCTTAGATGCCCTGTTGAGAAAAATCATGCCCAGCTATTACACCTACGACAATCTGCCGGATTTGCTCCCCAGCGACAAAAACATCGCAACGCGCCTAACTTTCACAAAGAATACCAACCCGTCGTATTCTTGGGAAAATGAGGCTTTCTATTCAACCCGTAGGGATTACGCTCTCTTATATGACACCTTTGTTTTCGAGGGTGTGGAAGGTGCCTCCTACGATGTCATCAGTTCGAGTTTCTTCGACCCATTTATCCTGCTTGCATATGACTCCCTAGGGAATGTAATTGCGGTAGACGATGGGGCGCTTGATTATGGCTATGATCACGCGTCTTTCATTGCCCCTTACACAGGCACCTATTACATCAGTGCTTCCTGGGATCAAGGCTACGCAGATGCGAATAAATTTGTTTCCGTGGCCGTCTTTGAAGAATTGGGTACTGTGCCAGTCAAAGAACAGAATATCGTCGTCGGTACCAGCGACCGCGATTGGATAGCTGGTACACATGTTGACGACATTGTAGACGGTGGGGCCGGAGTGGATACGTTCGCAGTGAGCAGACAACGTGAGATGTATTCAGTCAACAAGAAAGATGGCGTTATCACTGTCTTCGACGTTGAGGGATTGAGCGGCACGGACACGCTAACCAATGTTGAAAGGGTGCAGTTCTTCGGTGGCAACTACATCTCATGGGAGACCACTGGAATCCCGGCAGAGGCGTACCGGCTATATCAGGCGGCGTTTGGTCGAACCCCTGATAAGGGCGGTCTTGGATATTGGATCGGCCAAATGGGTCAAGGAGCGTCGCTCAACAGCGTAGCGGAAGCGTTCAGCAATTCGATGGAGTTTAAAAAATTGTACGGAGAAGGCGCGGATAACGACACTATCCTTACCGGCGTCTACAAGAATGTTCTGGACCGGGTTCCTGACAAGGGCGGCTTTGACTACTGGCTGAATTTGCTGAACAACAAGAGCATCACTGTTAGCGACATGCTAGTCGAGTTCAGCGAGAGCGCCGAAAACCAAGCACAAGTGGTTGGGTCGTTGCAGGCAGGATACGAGTTCACAGTGACTTGATTGAGGATGGCATACGGCCGGCCGTGCACTAGCAACTCATCGCATCGGGTGGCCTGATCGTCTACCGCGTGGCAGTACCGAGCGAGAGCCAGGTGCATGATCGCAAGGTCAACACCGGCCTCCTCGCGTGCCAGCAACGCATCGCCGGCCTGGCTGAGTTCGGCGCCGCCGAGATGCCGCCCCACACGAAGAACTGGGGTAAGGGTGACGAGTTCTATTTCGCTTGGCCAACTGGCTCGTTCCACTTCGAGAATGGGCTTGGAGCCTCGGTACCAATGTCGGCAAGCTGCGTCGGATTCGTTACTACTAGCGAGATACGGCACCTCACGGTCAACGGCAGGGATATCAACGTAGTGCCAGCTACTGTCGATTAATCCTCTTAAAGCCTATTGTCCCATAGGGATATTCAGAGAGTCTCACTATGAACGATGTGATTAAAGCAATAGAGATAGTCGTCAAGTTCGCTTGGCCGACAATGCTATTCACCGCATGCATCTTGTACGTCCCGCAGGAGCACATGCTCGGAATGAACTTTTCGGAACTTCGAAAGAATCACCTGCTTGAGCTGCAAATTGGTCTCTTATTTTCTGCAATAATGGTTGCGGGAACACTCTTGCCATCGAGAGCAACTCTATGGCGCTATGTCCTTTGCCCCTTGAAGAAGGCCTTCTTTCCCATTGTTGACCGAAGGTCTGGCATTAAGCAATCTCGAATGCGATATCGCAAGATAGCTGTCCCTACCAGCATTGGTGAGCACATCTACTATCAAAGTATTGGCTCTAATGGTAGTGGCTCACTGGCACATTACGACTTGGCGGGCAAGAGGATATTCCCGGATCTTAACGCGGGCTATACGTCTTTCCACGACGACTGGTATCTCACACCACGTTGGGGCCGAATCGACTTCGAAGACCTGTTCAATGGCGACAGCAAGAGCGGCGCCTGGCCCATTGTCGAGCGATGAGCGGACTTCATAGAGTCCTGACGTCGCGCGTTGAATGCGCACTGCTGGAAAGCCGATTTACCGTCCTCATCAAGGACCGCCTGCAGGCGAACGAAGAGACCGATCCGGCCAAGTGGGCGCTGTGGAAAATCATCTGGGAGTGCTCCACGTTCGAGCAGCTGGCGGCGGTGGCGCCGGATCCGGTCAACACCACCAGGACAGGCCGGCGCATCACTTGGCGCTCTGAGGTGCGGTGGGCGTTAAGGCGAGGCTGGATTCAGAAGCAGACCACTAGCAGTTCAAATAACTTATGAGTGATCGCTCAAGTATCGAATTCCGGCTGCTAGCAGGTGGTTGCAGCAGTATTTTTCCAGAAATTCAAAAAAACCAGCAGTTATTTGTCCAATAACTGAAAAATTACTGGTAATATACCCAGTGAAAACAAAAAGCCCTAATGCTCACGCATAGGGCTCTAGTTTTCATTCGCCGGTATCTAACGCTGTTCTTGGCGGGACTCGTTATTTACCGTTTGGTAGATCAGCCAAGGAAGTATAAGACTCTTACAGCTCTTAAGCAAGCTAAACCTGATTCTTATGCTCTTTGGCTCCATAATGGAGAACTTATGTCTTCGCACAACCATGCCGAACATCAACAGTTGAGCTTTGAGCTCATCCCTCATCAAGTTGAGGATGGGAACGTAATCAATCAGCGCGCTTCCGACGGGTACATCCACGCGACGGCTCTATGCAGGGCGGTCAGCAGGGAGTGGAACCACTACTGGGACACGGACCGAACGCAAGCTTTTATCTCAGAGCTCGCGATTGACCTAGCAGTGTCGCCGTCAACGCTGGTTCATGTTATCCGGGGTGGCAGATCATCAGGGACTTGGGTGCACCCACAAGTTGCAATCAACCTCGCGCAATGGCTATCCCCGAGATTTGCAGTCCAGGTCAGCAAATGGGTACATGAATGGATGTCGGGCGGTGGAGTTCGTGCACGCAGCACGATGCCAGTTCACCTGCAGCGATACGTTATGAATCAAGGAGCCGTACCTGTCACCCATTTCTCCATGCTGAACGAATTGATTTTTGGCCTGATCGCGCCCCTTGAGGCTTCAGGATATACGCTGCCCGAGCGCTTGATGCCAGATATCTCTGAAGGTCGGATGTTCTCGGACTGGATTCGAAAAAATAAAGGCGTTGATCCGTGTGCTTTCCCGACATACCCCCATCGGTTTCAAGATGGCCGGGTAGTCCAGGCACGACTCTACCCAAACGAATATCTAGCGGAGTTCCGTGCGCACTTCAACACCGTCTGGCTGCCACAAAAAGCGGCATCATATTTTGGTGAACGCGATCCGACGGCGCTTACGCATCTTCCTAAGCTCTTGGGCGGACCGAAACCTGCCTAAAATTCGATCCCCGGTTTCGCGGGGATGAGATTTCAAGCCTGCCTCGAGCGGGCTTTTTTACGCCCCTACTCTGGCAATGCAGGTCGGCCACGTGAGCGCCGCGCGGGCCGCACTGCGAATCCAGGGAACGATGGTGCGACCTCGAGGCTTCGTGCTGGCACCGCGCAAGACCGCTGCACCCGAACCGCGGCGCAATCGTCTTGGCGCAGCGCAGTACTCGGACAGCACGCGCCATCTAGCCCGCGCAACGCCTTGCTCGCCGTCGACCGACGTGCGACGGCGATGCGCTGTGTCAGGTCCTCGAGCATTGCCTGTGTGATCTCCGTGTCGCCGTGGCGCGCCGGCCAGCCCGAGATGAGCGGGTACGGTACACCGAACGCCTCCGCCTCGATGCGGGTCAGCGACTTCACCGATCCCCTACCCTCCAGGTAGCGCGCCAGCGTCAATTTTTGCGACATTTTCGGGCCTTTTTTCCTACGCACCCTGTAAAGGTACTGTTCAGGTTCTGTCCTTGGCTGTTCAGGTAGGTCTTTCTAAGTTCCTGGCTTCGTTTTATCCCAGCAGAGCCTCGGTTCCAGAGCGCAACCCTCCCTAGAGCGGTCGACGTTTGCCGACCTCCGTGGAGGGCTACTGCATCCCATGCTTTCGCCTTCGGACACTTTCGCTTGTTCGCAGACTTCCCAGGCATCTCTGCCTGTCCCCCGGCGCGCTCTACGATCCACCCACGCGTTGCCCTTCCGGTCGTCCTTGGCTCTTAAGCCTGGGCGTCGGCGGTTTCCCCTCCCTGCTCCAGGCGTGCAAACAGCCGAACTCGGCTGCTGGATCGCATTTTATCCCGAACTTTACCTTTGGGTATATATTTTTCTTGCGTTTGTTTTTACCTAGGGGTAAAGTACCTCAATCAATAGAGCACACTGGCATCGCCAGGCTGAGGAAATGGAGAGCAATATGACCAAGCAGTGGGGCAACGAATACCTAGCAGAAGCCTTCGCGGATGAGATCGCGCTGGCGAAGCTGCACCCGAAGTGGAAGCGCACGTTCAAGGCGCCAGGCACCCTGACGCTCGACGCGCCGCTGCAGCTGAGCCCGCGCACGAGTACCTTCGGCAGCAGCGCCACCTCGCCGCGGCTGACCTTCTCGACGATGACGCCGCAAGTGCCGCCGCACTGGCGCCGCACGTGGGCCGCCGCAGGCCCGCTCAGCACCGAGCTGGGCCTGAGCGTCCGCCACGATCAAGAAGACGGCACCGTGTCCGTCGGCGCGGGCGGCGGGCGGCGCAACGTGACCGAGGCATATGTCGACCACCCGAACCCGGACGCTGCAACGATGGCCGCCATCGTGCGTGCAGCGATCCAGCGCCTGACCGAACTGCGCGACGCGCACTGATTCCCCTCCCGGAGACCGACATGATCCGCTTCCTGCTTTTCTTCCGCCTCGACTGGTGCGAGCGGCGCCCGGGCCTGATGTTCGTCCTGCTCCTCGCCCTGATCTGCCTGGGCGGCGCCGTCAACCCGAGCGCACCGCTGTAACCCCGACCACAACGACAAGGATCCGCAAATGTTCTTCCGCAACCTGCAGGTGTACCGCCTGCCCTCCCCGTGGGCCATGACGGCCGACAACCTGGCCAGCGCGCTGCTCCCGCAGATGTTCGCGCCCGCGTCGAGCAACGAACTGATGCGCCAGGGCTGGGCCCGCCCGCGCGGTGCCGACGGCGCGCTGGTGCACGAGGTGACTGGCCAGTTCCTCCTGACGCTCAAGACGCAGAAGAAGATCCTGCCGGGCGCCGCAGTCAACGAGCGCGCGAAGGCGATGGCGGCAGAGCTGGAGACGCAGCAAGGATTCGCGCCTGGGAAGAAGGCGATGCGCGAGCTGAAAGAGCGCGCCGCGGACGAGATGCTGCCGAAGGCATTCTCAATTTCCCGCACGACGCTGGTCTGGATCGACCCGAAGAACGGCTGGCTGGTGGTCGACGCCGCGGCGCCGGGCAAGGCCGACGACGTCGTCAAGCTGCTGCTCAAGGCCGTCGACAAGATGCCGCTGGAATCGCTGCGCGTGCAGCGCTCGCCGGTCGCCGTGATGACCGGCTGGCTGGAAGCCGACGAATCGCCATACGGCTTCACGATCGACCGCGATGCGACGCTCCGCGCCACCGGCGAGAGCCGCGCCCAGATCGGTTACAAGTCGCACACCCTCGAGCCTGAAGACGTCCGCCGCCACATCGCCGCCGGCAAGCAGTGCACGCGCTTGGCGATGACCTGGAACGACCGCATCAGCTTCGTGCTGACCGATTCGCTGGCGATTAAGGGCGTCAAGCCGCTGGACGTCATCCGCGAGAACGAAACCGCGGCGGCGAACGATGCCGAGCGCTTCGACAACGACTTCGTCCTCATGTCCGGCGAGCTGGCCAAGCTGCTGGCCGACCTGGTCGATGCCCTGGGCGGCGAGGCCAAATCATGAAGCGGCGCCGCGCCTATCGCGCGCGCAGCGCCGACAGCCAGGGCATGACCCAAGCAGACCTGGACGCGATCCGCAACTACCGCGCGAACCGCGGCTCGTCGCGCTACTACAGCGACCTGAAGGCGATCGACAACAAGGCCCCAGCCACCCAACCGGACGACACGAAGAAATGACCACGACCACCAGCACCCAAGCCCCGGCCGGCGCCGAGCTGCAGCGCCGCGTCGATGACCTCCCCTTGCCTGGTCGTCCCCTCGATTGGGACGACGGCGGCACGCCGATCGAGGGCAACGTGGTGCACCAGTACCACCCGCGCGGTGAGCGCTTCCCGCGCTGGGCCGACATCAAGACGCGCGAGCACCTGCTCGACGTCCAGGCGCAGCCGGCGCGCTTCGAGGTGCGCATCCTGTTCAAGGTGCCGGTCGAAGAACTGGCGCGCGGCCCGATCTCGCGAGTTGCAGCGGCCCAGGAGCGGCTCGACCGCATCGAACGGCTGGCCGGCGCCGCGATCGCCAATATGCGCGCCGCGATGGCTGTATTCGGAGAAAAGCCATGAGCGAACACCAGCTCCGCGCCATCAAGTGGAAATGCGCCGCCGTGGTGGTCCTGTGCGCGGCCTGTACCGCCGCGATCGCACATGGGTGGCCGCTGTGATGCGCCGGTTTGGCCAGGGCCTGGTCTTCGTGCTGGTCTTCCTGATCATCGTCGGCGAGGTGCAGCGCAGCGAGGCCGCCGCCGACGAGCGGGCCGCCCGCGCGCTCTACGGGGACCGGAAGTGACCTACGACGAACTGCGCATCACCTACCAGAGCGACGAGCAGATGGCCCGAGCCATGTTCGATCGGGTTTGGCTGCTGGAGATCGAGCTGTCGACAACCCGAAGCAACCTGAGCGTGTCCGAGGCGCTGCGCGCTCTGGCCGAGGCCCAGCGCGACAAACTCAAAAACAAACCGGCGCACCCAGCTCCGCGCCGCATATATCGAGGAGAGAACTGATGAACCAGCAGAACAACAACGCGGCCTACTACGAGGCCCTGGCCAGCCAGCGCGGTATGAACTGCGCCACGCCGCGCGTCGTGGGCGAGTTCAAGGGCTACATCGATGGCGAGCCGGCCGTGCGCTGGTTCGACCGCAAGAACATGCCGCAGGCGGGCGACAAGCTGTTCCTCGCCCCAACCCGCGCCGCCGGCGCCGAGCCGCGCACCTGGTCGATCCTGCTGACCAGTGCCAACCACGGCACCGTCGGCCCGGTCGGCAGCACCTTCCCGCACGCCGGCGAGAAGCACGAGCGCGTGCTGGTCGTCGAGGTCCCGGCCGCCGCCGGCGCGCCATCCGGCCAGGTGAATCTGAAGCTGGTCGCCGCCCCTTCTGCGTCTGAAGGGGCAAGCGTCGATACGCAGGCATTGCGCGATCTGGTCAATCAGTTCCTGGGGATGGCGGAGAAGCACCACCACGACGAGCGCGCGTGCTTGTCCAAGTGGGGTGAAATCGTAGCCCACATCGACCAGCACGTTGCAAGCCAGGTGCGGGCAGCAAGGGATGCGCAGCGCGCTATCGGCCGAGCCGAGGCGGTCCAGATCATCCTGGGCCTGAGTGCCGAGGATGCGCTTGACGGCTGCATTGGTAACGAGCGGACCGGCTTCGATGGCGAGTGGGATGCGGTTTGGAAGGGGGACAAGCTGCGCGAGCTTTTCCGAGCCGACGACGCGGCGTGGAGCTTTGTCGAGCAGGCCGTCGCTAAGATGCACGACGCTCAGTGGGAACTGTCGAAGGATCGCATGGAGGCATCGTTCAGCGTGCCGGCCGCCCAGGAAACAAAGCCAGCGATCCCAGTAGGCTTGATCCATGCCGCGCAGGCGCTGCTGACAGAGCAGCAAGCGGCCTGCCTGACAGACCCGGCGCAGGCCCTGTCGGAAATGGCCCGCGATGGCGAGGAAAGCCTGGTCAGCGCGCGGCTGCTGCTCGACCTGTTCAATGCGCTCGCTGCTGCCCCGGCTATCTCCCACAGCGGAGAAGGCGCAGCGCCATCGCTCACCGACGACGACATCACCATCATCTGGCAGACAATGCCTGGTGGTCCGGCTGGCTGGCTCAAGTCGTTCGGCTTCCTCCAGTTCGCGCGCGCAGTCGAGGATGAGGTGCTGAGCCGCGTCCAGGTTGAGAAAGGCGGCTCAGCATGAGCCAGTCCATCCCCGACCAATTCATCGACACCATGGCCGCCTTGCGCGCCATCGAGACGAACAACGCCGACCCCATGCGCCATGCGGTGCGCAGCCTCAGGATGGAGGCGGAGCAGGTCATCGCTAACGCTCTTCGCAATGCGTACTCGTTGGCACAGCAGGCTCGTTCGATCCAGAAAGACCACGCTGATGCGGTAAAGGAAGCACTCGAAGCGGCGGCGAAAACCGAGCCCAAGGGTTCTGCTCTCCAATCCCAAGGAGCGGTAGGCGATGGAGGTGCAGCGTGAACGTCGTTCTCTTCGTCCTTGTCTTGGCCAGCTCAGATGGCGGGATCAACACCGATCTTAAGTTCGGCGACATGGCCTCATGCCGCGCCACCGCCACCAGCTTGATCGCTGCCGAGAAGAACCGCAGCGACGTGATCGGCGATCGGATCGGCTTCCGCTACGTCCGCGCCATCTGCGTGCGCGCTACCAACCTTATAACGAAAGCAGGTGCAGCATGACGAACACCACCACCCCATCCGCCAGCGATAGCGGGCTGAATCTCGACCACCTGGAAGCGCGCATCATTGAGCTTCGCACATCGCTGCGTCGGATCAGCGAGACCCGCTTCGGGTATGACGGCGACTGCGGAGTCACCAGTATCGCGGATGATGCATTACATGCCGATGACGAGCTTGCCCGCCGCGCTGCGCCAGTATCAGCGCCTATAGCCGGGGACGCGCTGCGACAGGCCATTGAGGCGTGCGACGGTTGCATGGACGAAACGCAGGTCGAGCCGGAAGATGCAGCGGCATGGAAGATCGTGCGCGCCGCCCTCGCCAACCAGCCAGCGCCGACAGCCGCACCGGTCCATCGTTGGGACGCCGCGAACCTGCGCAAAGCATGCGACGACGCGGCCGAGGCGTTGCGCAAGGCCGACTGGCCGCTGCTGGCCAACCGCCTCGTGTCGAACGTCGAGGCCGTGCTAGGGAATGGGTCGGTGGCGCCGACAGCCGCACCGGAGCAGGTTGAGCCGGTCAACAGCGTTGCGCTGAATCTGGAAGCGCAGTTGCGGGCGGTAGTGGCTGAGCGCGATGAATTGAAAGCGCGTCTGTCGCAGCCATCCGAGGCCGCGCCGCTGGAACACGCAGGCTGGAAATGGGTGCCGGTCGAACCGACCGACGCTATGTGCATCGCCGCGCGCGAGAAGATCGGCACCGGCAGCAACATCGCAGGCCACATTTACACCGCCATGGTCGCCGTCGCGCCATCCTTGCCAGCCGCACCTCCGCCCCGCGTAATCGGCGGTCAGAGCTGGTCGAAAGAAGCCGAGATGGACGAAGGACATATTGCAGCCTTCGCAGCACCAGCGCCGACAGTGCCAGCAGGGGATGCGCTGGAGCTTCTGACGCTGGTTGTAGGAGCGCTTGCAATGCACGACCTCGAAGAGGCGACACGTTATGCCGGTAAGGTGCGCGAACTCAAACGAGCCGCGCATCAACCAGCGCAGGAGCCGATAATAACCAACGAGCAATGGACGCGCCTGGATCGTGTCGAGGCCGAGGCGAATCGCCTGCTGGCTCAAGTTCAACCAGTGCAGGAGCAGGCCAAATGAACGACGATCAGGAATTCTGCAAGGCATGCGCCAGCAAGGCAGTCTGCTTTAACTATGGTTGCAGAGATGAAAAGCCTGCGCAGGACCAGGCCGAGCTGGTGGCGCGGGTCAGCGCGGCCGAGCTACGCGACATCCAGTCGGGTGTGGGCGGCGTGCCGGTGCGCGGCTCGCAATGGCGCGACGATCAGACCATTCCGCTGTACGCTGGCGCCGCGCCCTCTCAGGCGGCGCAGCACGAAGCCACGACCCTGATCCAAGCATGCGAAGAAGGAAACGAGCGCGAATCGGATCACTGGTTCGAGATCACGGCTGGCGAGGTCGCAGGCTACTTGGACGAAGGCTACAGGGTCCGCAAGCTGTACGCCTCTCCGGTTGTGCGTGCACAGAGTGAAGAGAGCGCGCCATTCCAGCAGCGTGTGCAGCCATGGATGATGGCCTGCTTTGGCGCCGAGATCACGGCCGACCGCGCCGAGCGCAACCACCGCTTCTTCGAGGAATCGACGGAGCTGGTGCAGGCCTGTGGAATGCCGCGCCATGAAGCGCACGCGCTGGTCGACTACGTCTACAACCGCGACATCGGCGAGGTGCCGCAGGAAATCGGCGGCGTGATGGTCACGCTGGCCGCCCTGTGCTTGGCACAGAGCCAGGACATGCACGCCGCTGGCGAGGTCGAGTTGGCTCGCATCTGGACGAAAGTCGAGGCGATTCGCGAGAAGCAGCGCACGAAGCCGCGCGGCTCGGCGCTTCCACAGGCTGTGGAGTGTGCTACCGGCGGGATGCTGCCTGACGAGAAATACCTCGCCGGCGCGGGCCTGCCAGTGGTCGGCGCCCAGCAGGCGCATGCAGGAGCGGAGGAACAAGACGCGGCGCGTTATCGCTGGCTACGTGAGAGCTGGGTTAGCTGGGGAAAAGATCTCCTGGGCAGTGCCACCCCGCTCTTCAAGCGCAATACATTGGACGAAGCGGTCGACGCAGCTATCCGTGCCGCTCAGGAAGGAGGTGCAGCATGCTGACCGACGAGCAAATCGTACATGTCCTGAGGACCAGGGTGCATTGCCCGACCTACTACGTCAGGAATGTGTTGCGGGAAACGGCTCCGGGCCTGACTACGGCAGCCCTCCGGCGCCGCCTGCTGAAGATGGAGGCTGCCGGCGTTGTCACCCGCCACCAGGGATGGACCACATCCAACCAGATTTGCTGGGTCGCCACTGGCAGCGCAGCTATCCAGGCTGCTGCTCAAGGAGAGAAGGCATGAGCCTCGCATTCGAAGCGATGAAATTCGCGCGCCACACGCACCGCGACCAGGTGCGCAAGTACACGGGACAGCCTTACGCAGATCACCTTGCGGAAGTGGCCGGGATCGTGGCCGCAAGCGAGTTCCATTGGCACGCCGCCCCTCTGCTGGGGCAAGCGATGATCGCGACGGCTTGGCTGCACGACTGCATCGAGGATCAGGACGTGAACCGCGACGAGCTGCTGGATCGGTTTGGCACCACCGTGCTGTGCGGGGTATGGGCGCTGTCCGACCTGGAGGTCGGCAATCGCGTCGAGCGCAAGGCGGCAAGTCGGGCGCGCCTCGCCGCGGCCCCTGGCTGGGTCCAGACGATCAAGGTCGCCGACCTGATCAGCAACACAAGCTCGATCGTCCAGCACGACCCGAAATTCGCTGTCGTCTACCTGGAAGAGAAGCGCCTGCTGTTGGATGTCCTGACAAATGCCGACGCGGGGCTGGTGGCGATGGCGCGCGCCCAGATCGGGGCGGGAGGGCCGGATCATGCCTGACGAACTCCGCCGCATAGGCGCGCAGATGGCGAACGTGATGTACCAACTGGCCCAGCGCCCGGGCGATGCGCTGACGCCCCAGGTGGCGGCGGTGATGGATGACCTGCGCAAGCAGTGGGATGCTGCGGCCGGCGCCAACCACACGCCGCCGCAGCCGGCGAGCCTGCGCGGGCGACACGTACACGCGGTGATTGTCGACGAGATCCTCGGAGGCGGCCAGTGATCCTGAACAGCATCCAGCATAACGCCCGCCGCGACCACCTGTGTGCCAGCTGCGGCATGACGATCCGCGCCGGCGAGCGGTATGTGCGCGACCAGGTGCCGGGCGGCGGGCTGGTGGCGAAGAAGCCGATGCACGGCAAGTGCTACGCGGGGCTGTTGGCCAGCGCGAACAAAGTCAAGAGCGTAGGAGCGAGGGAGCAATGATGGAGCAGATGTTTCTCGACGACAGCGAGCTGCAGAGCATGACGAAGCGCAAACAGAGGTCGGCCCAGGCGAAAATGCTACGCTCGATGGGGATCGCCTTCAAGGAACGTGCCGACGGCACCCTGGCGGTCCTGCGCGCGCACGTCGAAAAAGAATTCGGCGCCGGCAAGGATCGGCAGTCGAAGACCAAGGAATTTGTACCGAACTGGAGTGGGCTGAATGCCTAGAAAGCGCAACAAGGAGAATGTCGGGCTGCCGGCACGGTGGAAGATCGAGCACGGCGCGGTCTACTACCAGGTGCCGGTCGGACTGGAGGATCGCTGGGACGGAAAGAAGAAATTCCGGCTCGGCGCCACCCTGCCCGACGCCTACAAGGAATGGGCCAAGCGTCTGGAGTCCGTCGACCAGGCGCGGTCCATCGGCGCACTGCTCGACCGATACGCGCTCGAAGTGGTGCCGACGAAAGCGACGCGCACCCAGGTGGAGAACCAGCGGGCAATACGCTCCCTACGAGCCGTGTTCGGCGAGGCGCTGCTGACCTGGCTCCGGCCGCAACATGTCTACCAGTATGCGGACAAGCGCAAGGCAACGCCGGTCGCGGCGAACCGCGCGATCGACGTCCTGTCGCATGCCTTCACCATGGCGGTCATGTGGGGCCTCATGGACCGGCACCCGTTCAAAGGCGAGGTGCGGCTGGCCGGCGAAAAGCCGCGCGACCGGTATGTGGAAGATTGGGAGCTGATCGAGTGCCTGTCGCTGCCGAGCAAGCATACCAAGGGCAGCGTGCTGGTGCTCCAGGCGTATATCCGGCTGAAGCTGCTGACCGGCCTGCGCCGCGGCGACTTGTTGCGCTTGACCAGCTCCGACCTGCAGGAGGACGGCATCCACGTCACGCCGAGCAAGACACAAGGCAGCACCGGCAAGCGGCTTATCATCGAATGGTCGCCGGAGTTGCGGGATGCTATCGCCGAGGCGAAGGCCGTGCGCCCAGTCGACATCGCGCCATGGCTGTTCTGCACCCGCAAGGGCGAAGGCTACTTCAACGAGGCGAAGGGAACCGCCAGCGGCTGGGACTCGATGTGGCAGCGCTTCATGGAGAGGATCCTGCTCGAGACGAACGTCAAGGAGCGGTTCACGGAGCACGACCTGCGCGCTAAGTGCGCCAGCGATGCCGAGTCCCTGGAACACGCCCGCGCCCTGCTCGCGCACGCCGACAGCCAGCTCACGCAGCGCGTTTACCGGCGTCGACCAGAGCGGGTGAAGCCGGGGAAATTGGCATTTGAATAGCGCAAGGCCGATTGAGTAGCGCAATGCTCAAAATATGAGCAGCAAGCAGCTTCGGCAAGCGATTGAAACGATTGGATATTTTGGCCCGCCCTGAGGGAATCGAACCCCCGACCCACAGCTTAGAAGGCTGTTGCTCTATCCGACTGAGCTAAGGGCGGTCGTGAAAGTGGCGCTACTATAAACCGCAAGCATCGATGCTTGCAATATGGCAGGGCAAGCCCCGCAAGCGTAGCAATGCAGAAAATCTGCCGATCAAAACAAAACAGGCCGTCGATGACGGCCTGCCTTGATGAATCTTATGGTCGGAGTACAAGGATTCGAACCTTGGACCCCCTGGTCCCAAACCAGGTGCGCTACCGGGCTGCGCTACACTCCGCCGTGAGAAACATTATAGGCGATCCAGACGACAAAAGCCAGCCCCGGCTTGCGGCTGGCTGGCAATCTTTTACGCGGCCAGCTTGTCCGCGATGCGGCGCGCCATGCTTTCGGCCATCGCCGCCTCTTTCGCCTCGACCATCACACGAATCAATGGTTCGGTGCCGGACGCGCGGATCAGCACGCGGCCGTTGTCGCCCAGCTCGCGCTCGACGGCTTCCTTCTCGGCCACCAGCGCCGAATCAAGCGTCCAGTCGAAGCCCGGCGTGACCTTCTTGTTGATCAGGGTCTGCGGGAACAGTTGCAGCTCGCTGCAGCATTCGGCCAGCGATTTATTGCTGCGCACCAGGGCCGACAGCACTTGCAGGCTCGAGACGATGCCGTCGCCGGTGCTGTGCTTGTCGAGCGCCAGCAGGTGGCCCGAGCCTTCGCCGCCGAACAGCCAGCCGCGCTCTTGCATCACCTCGAGCACGTAGCGGTCGCCGACCTTGGCGCGCGCGAAGCCGATGCCCATCTGCTTGAAGGCGACTTCGAGCGCCATATTCGTCATCAGGGTGCCGACGGCGCCCGCCACCGGGCCGGTGCTCATGCGGTCGCGCACCATCACGTACAGCAGCTCGTCGCCGTTGTAGACGCGGCCGTTGGCGTCGACCATGATCAGGCGGTCGGCGTCGCCGTCCAGCGCGATGCCGAGGTCGGCCTTGTTGGCCACCACGGCTTCGGACAGCGCCTTCGGCGCGGTGGCGCCGAAGCCGGCGTTGATGTTGAAGCCGTCCGGCTGGGCGCCGATCGAGATGACTTCGGCGCCGAGTTCGTGGAACACATGCGGCGCGATGTTGTAGGCCGCGCCGTGGGCGCTGTCGACGACGATCTTCAGGCCGCGCAGGTCGAGTTCGTTCGGGAAGGTGCTCTTGCAGAATTCGATGTAGCGGCCCTGGGCGTCGCGCAGGCGGGTCGCGCGGCCGAGCTTATCTGAGGCGACGCAACCCATCGGCTGGTCGATCGCTTCTTCGATCTCGAGTTCGACGGCGTCCGGCAGCTTGGTGCCGTGTTCGGAGAAGAACTTGATGCCGTTGTCCTGGAAAGGGTTGTGCGAGGCCGAGATCACGACGCCGGCCTGCAGGCGCAGCGCGCGCGTCAGGTAGGCGATGGCCGGGGTCGGCATCGGGCCGGCCAGCATCGAGTCGACGCCGGCGGCGGACAGGCCGGCTTCCAGCGCCGCCTCGAGCATATAGCCCGAGATGCGGGTGTCCTTGCCGATCAGGACGACCGGACGGCCGCTGCTCGACTTGCGGCCCTTGGCCAGGACGGTGCCGGCGGCGTAGCCGAGACGCATCACGAATTCAGGAGTAATTGGCGCAACGCCCACCGTGCCGCGAATGCCGTCGGTGCCGAAATATTTCCGTGCCATCTAGTTCTCTTTTCTCTTATTGAAACGATTTTTACAGGACCGAGGAGGGATGCATTGCCGCATGCCACACCTTCATGGCATCGACAGTCTCCGCCACATCATGCACACGCACGATTCTAGCGCCATGCGCTACCGCAGCCAATGCCGCGCCGATGCTGCCGGCCACCCTTTGCTCGACTGGACGACCGGTGACGGCGCCGATCATGGATTTACGCGACATGCCGGCCAGCACCGGCAGGCCCAGTTCTTCACGCATGCGCGGCAAGCCGCGCAGCAGGGCGTAATTGTGGTCGACCGTTTTCCCGAAGCCGAAGCCGGGATCGACGCAGATGCGCTCGCGCTCGATGCCGGCGGCGGTCATCGCAGCGACCCGTTCTGCCAAGTACGCCATCACCTCCCCCACCACGTCGTCGTAGCGCGGCGCCTGCTGCATGGTGTCGGGCGTGGCCTGCATGTGCATGATGCACAGGCCGCAATCGCTGTCCTGCACCGCCTCGATCGCGCCCGGCGCGCGGAACGCGTTGATGTCGTTGATCATGTCGGCGCCGGCGATCAGCGCTTCGCGCATGACCTCGGGCTTGCAGGTATCGACCGACAGCGCGACGTCGAGCGTGCGCAGCGCATACAGGGTCGGCATCACGCGCCGCAACTCTTCGTCGAGCGGCACGCTTGGCGAGCCAGGCCGGGTCGATTCGCCGCCGATGTCGATCATGGCGGCGCCGTCCTTGATCATCGTCTCGGCATGGGTCAGCGCGAACTCGAGGCCCTGGTAGCGGCCGCCGTCGGAGAACGAGTCGGGGGTAATGTTCAGGATGCCCATCACCACTGGATAGGCAGATTCGGTTCCTTCCAGCGCGAAGCTGAATTGGCCGCATTGCAGTTTTTTGGTCATGGCGAAAAACAGAAAATCGGGGGTCAGATCTGACAATCAGACACGGCCTCGACAATAAATGCATTCAAAGCTTGAGGTCGTGTCCAAATGTCAGACCTGACCCCAGCTTTTGGAAAACAAAAAAGGCACCCTGACGGGTGCCTTTGATGGGAGGGACAGCGTCAGGCCGGTGCGGTGGCGTTCGGCGCCACGCCGCCCGAGCCGCTGTCGCCCGGCGGCGGACGCTTGGTCAGCACGGTCTTCGGCTGGCGCGGCTCGCGGCCGGCCATGATGTCGTTAATCTGCTCGTTGTCGATGGTTTCCCAGTCGAGCAGCGCCTTGGTCATCATCTCGACCTTCTCGCGGTTCTCTTCCAGCAGACGGCGTGCCAGCGCGTACTGCGTGTCGAGGATGGCGCGGATCTCGGCGTCGACCTTTTGCTGCGTCGCTTCCGAAATGGTCTTGGTGGCGCCGCCGAAGAAGCCTTCGTTCTCGCTGTCTTCGTAGACCATCACGCCCATGCTGTCGGACATGCCGAAGCGGGTCACCATCGAGCGTGCCAGCTTGGTGGCGCGCGAGAAATCGTTCGAGGCGCCGGTCGACATCTGGCCGACAAAGATCTCTTCGGCGATACGACCACCGAACAGGATGGAAATTTCTTCCAGCATCTTGTCTTTGTAGCCGGACAGAGCATCGTGCTCAGGCAGCTGCCAGGTCAGGCCCAGCGCGTAACCACGCGGCATGATCGTGACCTTGTGCACCGGATCAGCTTTCGGCAACAGCTTGGCGACCACCGCGTGGCCCGACTCGTGGTAGGCCGTATTACGGCGTTCCTCTTCGCGGATGACCATCGACTTGCGCTCAGGACCCATGTAGATCTTGTCCTTGGCGTCTTCGAAATCGATCATCTCGACCAGGCGCTTGCTGCGGCGCGCGGCGAACAAAGCGGCTTCGTTGACCAGGTTGGCCAGGTCGGCGCCCGAGAAGCCCGGGGTGCCGCGCGCCAGGATGTCGGCTTTCACGTCGGTGCCGATTGGCACTTTACGCA